GGATCTGGCGGCTCAGGCAAAACCTACGGTGGTGGCGCGGGCAATAATAATCAAACCGGCGGCGTAGGAGCGGTTAGAATTATCTGGCCAGGAACCAGCCGTTCGTTCCCGAACACCAACACGGGGGATCTATAATGCCTAATTTAAGTGGTATTTGGACATCGCGTCAGCAGATGCAGGCTCGTGGGGCGAACATTTGGCCAGCGGCTCCTGGTGCTCCAACGATTGGAACTGCCACAGCGACTGGGGGAGTCTCGGCGAGTGTGACGTTTACCGCTCCTGCTGACACAGGTTATCCGGCTAACGCAATCACCAGCTACACGGTCACTTCAAACCCTGGAAACATAACGGCAACTGGCGCTTCTTCACCGATCGCGGTTTCTGGTTTGACGACTGGAACAACATACACATTCACGGTCACCGCCACCAACGCTTCAGGAACTGGACCAGCATCTGCCGCGAGCAACACCGTTACACCCATTGCTCAGGGTCAGCAAGCCTACACTACGGCAGGGACTTACTCTTGGGTGGCTCCTGCGGCGGTAACTTCTGTTGCTGTTGTTGCTGTTGGTCCTGGTGGTCGTGGTAGTGCAGGTGCTGGTGGAAACGGTGGCGGTGAGTTGCGTTATACAAATAATATTTCAGTTACTGCTGGAAATAGTTATACAGTAGTTGTTGGTGCAGCCACAGTAAATACTGGCGGTGCATATGGAACATCTAGTACGTTCGCTGGTACTTTGTGTGTGGCAAACGCTGGGCAAAACGCTGTTGCCGGCTCACAAGCTGGTGTTGGTGGTAGTGGCGGAACAGGTACTGGCGGTGGAAATGGTGGCTCTGGCGGTATTGCCCAGAACTCTTATGGCTCTGGTGGAGGTGCTGGTGGATATGCTGGTGCTGGTGGAAACGGCTCTGGCACAGGCTCTCCCTCTTCAGGCAGCGGTGGCGGTGGCGGTGGCGGTGCGTCATACACAGGCTCCAATTATTTGGTTGCATATGGCGGCGGTGGCGTTGGGATACTTGGCCAAGGCGCAAACGGGGCTGCAGGCGGTGGCGGTGGTTCAGGGGGCAGCAATGGACTACAAGCTAACGCTCAAGGCGGCACTTATGGTGGCGGTGGCGGCGCTGCCGATGGTTCATCAACAGTTTCAGGCCTTCCTGGTGGTGGTGCAGTCCGCATCATCTGGCCAGGAAGCAGCCGTTCGTTCCCTTCAACTAACACCGGCGATCTGTAAATCAAGGAGAAAACCATGGAACTTTTCATTCGCATCAAAGACGGCCAGCCGTTCGAGCATCCTATCTTCGGCGACAACTTCCGCCAAGCGTTTCCTGACGTTGACGTGAACAACCTGCCGCCTGAGTTTGCACGCTTCGAGCGTTTTGAGCCTCCTGCTCTTGGAGTTTACGAAAAGAACTTGCGCGTGCAGTACGAGCGCGGCGCGGACGGCGTGTACCGCGACGTTTGGCGCTGCGACAAGATGACAGCTGAAGAAGTCAAAGCCAAGCAGGATGAAGTCAAAGCGCAGTGGGCCGCAAACCCCGACGCACCCAAGTCTTGGGTTTTCAACACTGGAACTTGCGCGTTCGAGGCTCCCGTGCCTTATCCGACAACGGGAAAGTTTTACCGTTGGGACGAACCTTCTATTTCTTGGGTTGAAATCACGCCAGAGGTGGTGGAATGAGCGAGCAATATCCTGGTGGTTATATAACCAAGACACCTCCGACCCCGACGGCAACTACGGCTCCTGGTCTTTGGAGTTTGAGCCAACAAGCTGGTTACCGCAAACTTGGGTTGTGGCCGGTGTCTCCAGGAGCGCCAACCATTGGCACCGCTACGGTCACGAGCAGCACCGCCGTGAGCGTAGCGTTCACTGCGCCCGCTGACGCAGGAAGTTCTGCAATAACGCAATACACGGCGACCTCTTCTCCAGGAGGACTCACGGGGACGGCTTCCTCTTCTCCGATAACCGTTTCTGGTTTGACAACCGGAACGACTTACACATTCACGGTCACAGCAACCAATGGTGCAGGAACAGGACCAGCATCTGCGGCGAGTAATAGCGTCACGCCGCAAATAGTTACAGGGCAACAAGCCTACACGACAGCGGGAACATATAGCTGGGTTGCCCCAGCGGGTGTCACTTCAGTCAGTGTCGTAACCGTCGGCGGCGGTGGCGGCGGTTCTGCCGGGCGCAGGGGAGACAACGGCGGCGGTGGCGGCGGTGGTGGCGCGCTAGCTTATCTCAATAATTATTCCGTAACGCCAGCCAGTTCATACACCGTTGTTGTTGGGGCCGCCGGTAATGGTTCTTCTGGTGGAGACGGTTCTGCCGGAGGATCATCATATTTTGTAAGCACGGCGACCGTTGGTGCTGGAGGAGGCGCTCAAGGGTTGTACAGTAGTGGCAACGGCGGCGCTGGTGGGTCTGTTCTTGCGGGAACGGGAGGTTCTGGCGGGGCGGGCGGTACACGCTCATCGTTGGACGCTGGAGGCGGCGGAGGGGCGGCGGGTTACGCTGGCAACGGCGGCGCTGGCGCAGCGGCTGGAACTACGGGTGCTTCAGGTTCTGGCGGCGGTGCGGGTGGCGGAACAAGCGGTGTCGGAGGACCTTTCGGGCCTCCGTACGGTTGCGGCTCAGGAGGCGGCGGTGTAGGTATTCTCGGGCAAGGAACTAACGGGTCTGGTGGCTCTCTTTCAGGAACAACGGTCAATGGCGGCGGCGCAGGCTCAAGCGGCACAGCAGGAACAAACGCAAGTACAAATTCACAAAACGGCACGGTCGGTGGTGCGTATGGTGGCGGAGGCGGCGGAGGCGCAGCTAACGACACAACCGGAGCAGGTGCGGCTGGCGCGGTAGGCGCAGTCCGAATCATATGGCCTGGAACAACTCGCCAATTCCCTTCAACCGACACAGGAAACCTTTGAGCGTCAACAAAAGAGGATGAACGAGGCTAAAGATGGATTTGCCAAAGATCACACCAGTGGTGCAGTTTGTGACCGCTTCGTTTGCTTTGGCGGTGGGCGGTTACACGGCTGGAGACAAATTCGGATGGTTTCAAAGACCGATCCTAGAGTGGGCTCCAGAGCACTTCAGCATTGCGACGGCAAAAATCGGAGAACCAATAACCGTGACCGTTGCTAGAATCAAAAAGAGGGACGATTGTTCTGTGGAAAGTTTCGAACCAACTGTCAGAGACTTTTCAGGCATGGTTCATGCCGCTGTCCCGAGCATGAGCAAGTTCACTGGGCCAGCCGGTCCAGAGATCGACACGTTCACCTACGAATTGACACTATCCGACGAAGAAACTGTAGCTGCAGGACAAGCAACTTTGTTGGCAATCATAAAATACAAGTGTCCTGAAGGAGAGCGAACTGTGACGTACCCGCGTCATCAAAACCTAACCTTTATGATGGAGGAATGAATGCTTGAAACGCTGTTAGGAGGGGTCTTTGGAGGCGTGCTGCGGCTTGCGCCGGAAGTCTTCAAGATCTTCGACAAGAAAAACGAGCGGTCGCACGAGTTGGCGATGCTCAGTGCGGAAATGGAATTCACCCGTCTACGCGGCGAGATCGCCATGCGCCAGACCGAAGCCGCAATGACCGTGGCGGAACTGGACACGATGGCCGAGGCGTTCAAGGAACAAAGCCGCACGGCGTCCAATGCAGGGAAATTGGTTTCTGCGATCTCTGCTCTGGTGCGCCCGTTCGTGACTTACCTGTTCGTTTTCTTGTTCGCGGCTGTGAAGGTGGCTGGTTACTTGATCGCGCTGCAGCAAGGTGGTGAATGGAAGACCGTTCTGGTCGAACTTTGGGGTGTGGACGACATGGCCGTGCTCAACATGATCTTGTCGTTCTGGTTTGTGGGTCGGGTCTATGAACGCACCCGTAAGTGAAGCTGTCGAGATCGCAGCCGCTCTTTGCCGACCCTTTGAGGGGTTGCGCCTCAAACCGTACATCTGTCCGGCTGGCTATCCCACGATCGGTTACGGCACGGTCTACAAGCCAGACGGCACCAAAGTGACGATGGATCATCCGCCGATCAGCAAAGAAACTGCTGAAGAATGGTTGATGGTTGAACTCCAGAAGACTTATGTTTCTGGCGTTTTGCAAGCGTCACCACACTTGATTGCGTACCCGAACATCTTGGGTGCGCTCGGCGATTTTGCCTACAATCTTGGTGTTCCGCGATATCGCGCCAGCACTCTGAAGCGCAGAATCGATGAAAAAGACTGGGAAAGTGCTAAGACAGAACTGATGCGATGGGTGCGTGGAGGCGGTCGCGTTCTGCCTGGATTGGTGAAAAGAAGGAAGGCAGAATGTGAAATCTTCTGAAATCACTTGTCTTTTACACACTTTCGAGACTATAATTAACACAAAACGGCGCATGCTGTATCAGCTGCTTGAACCTACGGAGTGGTCATGGCATACAGTATGACATATGACAGTTTGCTGACGGACGCACGCCGTTACCTTGAGCGCGGTTTCACCGCCGAAAGTGACGAAGTCGTCTACGAGCAATTGCCTCGCCTGATAACGCTAGGCGAGCGTCGCATTGCGCGCGAACTGAAGATTCAAGGATTCATTCGTGCCGTGCAAACCCCATTGCAGGTCGGTGTGGCGGTTTACCTCAAGCCAGACCGCTGGCGCGACACCATCTCCATGACGGTCGACGGTTCGCCGATCTACGCACGCTCTTACGAGTATTGCCGTAGCTATTGGCCGAACGAAGCCGAAACAGGTTCTCCGAACTTCTACGCCGACTACGACTATCAACACTGGCTTGTCACACCGACACCGGCTTCTGCTCAGACGCTGGAGGTGATGTATTACGAACAGCCAGCGTTGTTGGGCGATGATTCTCAAACCAACTGGCTCACCGAGTATGCACCCGACTTGTTGACTTATGCGACACTGTTGGAGGCGACGCCGTTTCTGAAAAACGACGAGCGCATCCAGACTTGGCAGGCCATGTACGATCGTGCAGCGCAGGCGTTGAACGGCGAAGACCTCAAGCGCATCATGGATCGTTCAGCGAATAGGAGTGAAGCGTAATGCCAATTTACACAGACGTGTTCGGCGGCGCGAACATTTATCCCAGCGAAATCAGCTACAGCGCCATTGCGTTGTCCGCTGACGTCACCCTAAGCTGGCCTGAAGAGACCTCGACCAACACCAACCTCGCAACCCGCATCATCGATGTGACGCCGTCCGCTTCTGGTTTCAGCGTCATCCTTCCGGACGCCGACAAGACCGGCACAGGAAACACGATCCTTTTCAACAACCGTGGTGCGAACACTTTCACGGTCAAAAATTCGAGCGGCGTTCAGGTTGTTTCGATCGCAGCTGGAACGCTTTGGCAGGTTTACGTTGCTGACAACAGCACGGCGGCTGGTGTTTGGCGTTCACTGCAGTACGGCGCGACCACTTCTACAGCCAACGCCTCTGCTCTCGCTGGGACAGGCATCGTTGCGGTGGGTGCGTTGCTCAGCCAATCAGTTCCGGTCACCGAGTTCAACTCAAATTACACAACCACAGCTGCTGACCGCGCCAAGATGTTTAACTGGACAGGAGCAGGTGGAACTTTTTCGTTGCCGGACGTAACAGCGGTCGGAAATAACTGGTTCGTCTATCTCCGCAATTCCGGATCTGGAGCTATTGTGGCAGATCCTCCAGGAGCCATCAACATTGATGGTTCGGCTTCTTTAAGCATTCAGCCAAATGAATCTGCGATCATCGTGTCAGACGGAGTCAATTTCTACACGATTGGCTTCGGACAATCAGCCACGTTCGCCTTTGACTACACCGTCATCAATGTCCCTGGAACTGGCACATATACTCTGACCGGCTCTGAGTTGAACCGCGTTTCCTACCGCTTTACCGGCACCTTGACGGGGAACCGAACCGTTGTAATCCCCGCGACCGTGCAGCAGTATTGGGTTGACAACCAGACGACGGGTGCTTACGCCTTCACGATTTCTCCTTCTGGCGGTGGAACAAGTTTCGTCGTTGCTCAAGGCGAGCGCGTAATCCTTTATTGCGACGGCACAGACGTGCTGAATGCTTCGACGCAAGGCATTTCTGTCCCTTTGACGATTTCGGAAGGCGGCACAGGCGCGACAACCGCTGGCGCAGCACTGATCAATCTCGGTGGAACTTCAGTCGGTATTGGTGTTTTCACTGCTGTTGATGGGGCAGCAGCTTATGCGGCTCTTGGCGCTTTGCCTGCTGGCGTTGTTGATGGAGGCGCGTTCTGATGCCTGAGTCGACCATCATCCTTCGTTCTAATCCTGGAATCAAGCGGGACGGAACTAAATTTGAAGGCGACCACTACACCGACGGCCAGTGGGTTCGTTGGCAGCGTGGGTTGCCTCGGAAGATGGGCGGCTATCGTGCAACGCAGAAGTACCTCAACGAAATCAGCCGTGGGTTTTCGAACTTCACGCAGCAGAACTTCGTTTATTGTCACTCTGGCGGTGCGACCAAGATGGAGCGTTTCACGCTCGACGAAACAGCCAACAGTTCCGTCGTCACTGACCGCACGCCGGTCGTTGCACCAGCAAGTGGCACGGTCACGCTTGTTTCCGGCGCGGCAGGTTCGGTCGACAGCATAACGGTCGATGGCGTCAACGTCATGTCTGGCGCGGTTTCATTCACGGCAGACCTTGCCACGACAGCCACCGCCGTAGCCGCAAACATAACCGCGCACACCTCGGTTCCGAACTACACCGCTGCAGCTGTTGGACAAGTCATAACGATCACCGCTGACGACGACGGTTCGTATCAGAACGGTTACGCTGTGGTCACGACCACCACGACGATCGTTGCGACCGACACGGACATGGACGGCGGGTGCGACGCCTACGTGACCAGCAACAACAACATGTGGATGTTCGATTATCAGTACGACTCGTCCACCAACCAAAACTACATCATCGCTCAAGTCGCTCCAAACCTTGATTGCTCGTGCAACGACGAAGGCGGACAGATTTTCTTCGGTGAGGTGCTCGGCACCGCGCCGTTCCAGAGCGTCAACCTCCCTCCAGACGCCAACTGTACGGGTGGAATAGTTTCGCTCCACCCGTACCTTTTTTACTACGGCACGGACGGAATCATCGGGTGGTCGGTTCCTGGAGAGCCGACAAACTTGACTTACCTTTCTGGCGGTGCAGGGTTGGCTCGTGTTTGGGGTCAAAAGATCATCAAGGGCATGCCTCTGCGAGCCGGTTCCGGTACTGCACCCGCTGGCATCTTCTGGGCGTATGACGCCGTAATCCGTGCGACTTTCACCGGTGGTGCGACGACGTTCCAGTTCGACACGGTGGCGACCGACACTTCAATCATCTCGCCCAACAGCGTTGTCGACTACGACGGTGTTTTCTTCTGGTGCGGCGTTGACCGGTTCTTGATGTTCAACGGCGTGGTGCGCGAAGTTCCGAACACGATGAACTTGAATTATTTTTTCGACGGCATCAACATGCGTCAAGCGATGAAGGTCTTCGCCTTCAAAGTTCCGAAGTATGGAGAAATCTGGTGGTGCTATCCGCGTGGTGAGGCCACCGAATGCACGCATGCTGTTGTTTACAACGTGCGTGAGAACACTTGGTACGACACCGAGTTGCCCAACGAAGGTCGCGCAGCAGGTCAGTTCAACAACTCTTTCCGTGCTCCGATCCTCGCCGGAACGCAAGCAACGAACAACGACTACCGCGTCTGGGTGCACGAGCAGGGTGTGGACGAATTCGACGGCTCCAACATCTCCCCGATCAAGTCCTACTTCGAGACAGCCGACCTTTCCAACCTTGTCCAAGGAAGAAACCAATACATGCGCATCACGCGCATCGAACCCGACTTCGTGCAAAATGGACCGATGACCGTGCAAATAACCGGTCGCGCCAACGCACGCGCTCCAGAAATTTACAGCAGCATCTTCACGTTCTTGGATCCGGAAGACATCACAGAACCACAACAACAGATCGTGATGTTGAAAGAACAGCGCAGGGAACTGCGGGTGCGGTTCGAAAGCAACTCCGTCTACGGCGACTACCAAATGGGACAGATCATCGGTCACATCTCGACCGGCGACGGGACGGTGTTGGGATGAGCAGCATTCGCGTCACTTTGCCGACTGGGATGGGCTTGCGGGACTGGGCAGACCAGATCGCGCTCGACCTTGACCCTTATGGTGCGTTCGGTCGGCTGGACGACGAGAACCAATGGCAAAACTGGGCGATGCAATTCCTGAATAACATGTCCTTGAAAGAGAACGTACCCGTTCCTTACAACTTTGAAAACTGGCGGGAGTGGGCTGAAAGGTTCTGTCAGGTGTTGGAATGAAGTTTGTTGGGTTCGCACGAGAAGAAGAGGCTGAACAATGGGCACGCAAGAAGTTGGGTTTGGAGCACGCGCCGGAGTTTTTCCGAGCGATGAGTGCTGTAGACGAGACGGGAGAATTCATGTGCGTTGTTGTGATGACGAACTTCAACTCGACGAACGTCGACATAAGCATCGCGATGGACGGTAAGAAAATGAGACCGAAAGCAACAATCGAGATGTTCAACGAGGTGTTCGGCTTTTTGTTCGACCGGCTGCACGTCAAGCGTTCGACAGGTTTGACGGACAGCGACAACAAGTCTGCGCAACGCATCATTGAACATTTTGGGTTCAAATTAGAAGGCGTCATGCGCAAGGCAGCAGCGCGTGGCCGCGACCTGATGGTCTACGGCTTCTTGGCTGAAGAGTATCACAATCACGCTTGGCGGAGAGGTTAACATGCAAATCAAAGAAGCAATCATGGGGATGGCTAGCAACGACCCTTCGTTCGGCCAAGGCATCAACGCAATCGAAGCCCAACTCGGTGCAACACCGATTGTTCCTGAAGACCTCGACGAAGCAATCAAGCTGCTCGAATTCGTTTTGCAGAACCCCGACCGCTATGAAGAAGTCGTCGCGGCGGCGATCCGCGATGGTCTGATCGACGAAGGCATGGTGCCTCCGCAGTTCGATCAAGCGTTCATTGTCTCTTTGCTTATCGCTCTCTACGGTCTGCAAGAGCGCACGTCCCAGAAGATGGCGCGTGGCGGCTTGACTTACGCGGGACGCCGTGCAATGACCGGCGGTCAAGGCGGCGACACCGAGTTGGTGCACGTCAACCGTCGCGAAGCCGAAATGCTGCGTCGGATGGGCGGTCAAGGAACCGTCAACCCCAACACCGGCCTGCGTGAATACAAGAGCGTGAAGAAGATCCTTGGTGCGGTGCTGCCAATCGCCGCTTCGATCTTCGTTCCTGGCTTGGGTGCTGCAATCGGCGGCGCATTGGGTGCTTCTGGCGTTGGCGCATCCATCGTCGGCGGAGCAGTGATCGGCGGTGCTTCTTCGGCACTCACCGGAGGAAACGTTCTCAAAGGCGCACTCATGGGCGGTCTGGGCGGCGGTGTGGGCGACGTGGTTGGCAGCGCAGCGAACAGCGCACTCGGTCTGGGTCTCGGCGAAACCGGTCAGGCGATCCTCGGCAGCGGCTTGGTGGGTGCTGGCGCTGGGGCCGTTACAGGGGAAGGCGTCCTCAAGGGTGCAGTGCAAGGTGTTGCCGGTGGCGCAATCGGCCAGCTGGCTGGCGGCGTGGCTGGTCCGACGGCATTCGAACAAGGTGTCAGTTCCGCTGGTCGGACATTCGGTCAGGCGCTCACGGCGGGTTACGACCCCAAGACTGCGGCCACCGCTGGCGCTTTGAGCGGTCTGGCAACTGGGATCACCTACAAACCTTCAGACGCCGCTGTCAACAACCTGCGCACAGGCGAACAACCCGCTGCTGGCGAATCGACGACCGTGCGACTGCCGGACGGCACGACCACGACCAACGTTCCTGGAACCCAAGGCGTCAACGCTGCTGGTCAAACCGGATCCTATCAACTGAATCCGCAGACTGGTGCGGTCGAATTCCAAGTCGCTCCTGGAACGTACCAATTCAACCCGCAGACCAACGCGGTTGAATGGAAAGCGGCTGAACCGACGTTTTTTGAACGCATCACGGCTGGTGGTCCTCTGGCTGGCACCAACGCTCTTGGAGCGGGTGGTGAAGGTGGCGGTCTCTCGATGGGCACGCTCGGCAAGGTCGCGTTGGCCGGTGCTACACTCAGCGGCTTGGGTGCGGCTCCGCCCGAGGTTCAGCAAGCTGTTTCGACGCTTCCTCCCGAGCAGCAAGAATATTTCAATCGTCCAAGTGTTGCTTGGGACTGGAATAAGTTGCAAAATGACGCTAACCTCAACAACATGAGTCTCAGCCAATACATGGCACGCAATTGGAACAACATCACCTCTGGCCAGTACAACATGGCAACCACACCGACCGGAATGGCGCGTGGCGGCTATCACATGATGCCGGACGGCACGATGATGCGCAATTCAGAACACGCCATGGCCAACGGTGGAAGTCCCCTGAGCGCGGTTGCACGCTTTGCGCGTGGTGCCGGTTCCGGTCGCGACGACACGATCAATGCTCGGCTGTCCGATGGTGAATACGTGATGGACGCAGAAACAGTTGCAATGCTTGGAGACGGTTCCAGCGAGGACGGCGCACGCAAATTGGATGCGATGCGGTCTCAATTGCGCAAACACAAAGGCAAGACATTGGCCAAGGGAGAATTCAGCCCCAACGCTAAGTCTCCGTTGACTTACCTCAAAGGAGTCGCATAATGGGCAGTATTTTCCAAGGCACGCCGCAAACGGCGACCTCTTACGCAACTTCTTCGTCCGAGACCCCAAAGTGGATGCAGGACGCCATCTACAATCAGGTGCAGTGGGCGCAAAACATCGCCAACACACCCTACCAGTCCTACGACATGCCGACTGTCGCGGAACTTTCTCCGCTGCAACAGCAGGCTTACGCTGACGTCGTTGCAAACCAAGGCTCTTGGAAAGAAGCAATGGGCAAGGCGCAAAGCGGGATGGAAGGTTTCAGTTCAAAAGGAACTGCAGACACTCTGAGGGTTGCGCAAGGCGACTATTTGCGCAAGGACTTGGTCGGGACAGGCTTAGACACCGGACAACAACTTTTCGGTCGAGCGGCAGGCATGGACACCGTTGGTGCTGGTCAACCTTACCTCACCCAAGCCGGTTCGACGACCGCGCAGGCACTTTCTGAGCGTGCGTTGGCGGCTGCATCGCCTTACCTGCAAGGTGCAGGCCAGACGTCCGCAAGTCAGGTCGGCCAATACATGTCGCCTTACCAACAAGGTGTGCTCGACGTCATCGCCAAACAAGGCGCACGCAACCTGACCGAGAACATCCTTCCTGGAGTTTCAGACTCCTTCATCAAAGCCGGTCAGTTCGGTTCCAGCCGCATGGGTGAGATGGGCGCACGCGCTCTGCGCGACACGCAGGAAGCGATCTTGAATCAACAGGCTCAGGCGGCGCAACAAGGTTACGGCCAAGCAATGCAGGCGGCTCAAACCGATCTCGCACGCCAAGCGCAGCTGGCCGGAACGGTCGGAAGCATCAGCGGTGCAGATCTTTCCCGCATCATGCAAGGCGGTTCTCAATACGGCAACTTGGCGCAAACTGCTGGTCAGCTTACAAGTCAGCAAATGCAAAACCTCGCCAACCTCGGACAGCTGCAAACGCAGTCTGGTCAGGCACAACAGCAGTTCGGTCTCACTTCGGCTCAACAAGCGCAGGCGGCAGAGGCGCAGGATTATCAGCGTCAGATGAACGCATTGCAACAGATGGCTGCTATGGCTCAACAGGAGCAAGGAATGCGTGCGGCAGACGTCGCCGCTTTGGAAACCGCTGGCGCTGCTCAACAGGCTCAACAGCAACGTCAGCTGAACGCCGCTCAAACGCAATTCCAAACCGAGCAGATGTATCCGAAGCAACAGCTGGACTTCTTGAGCACGCAGGTTCGCGGTTTGGCTCCGATCACGCCACAAATACGAAATGAATCTTCATCGACCATGGGTGCGACTTACTCGCCATCGCCGCTCTCACAGCTGGCAACAGGCTTGTACACGTACAAAGGTCTGCAGAACCTAGGTTAAGGAGCGGTCATGGGATACGAACTCAACAGATTGATGAAACAATACGGGGTGGCAACCCCAACCATGGCACCTGCACCGCAAATGCCTGGATCGCCTCCTGTGCAAAGTGCATACACGGGCGCAGAAGGTTCACCTGGAAACGCCGAAAAGTACGCCGCCGACAAAGCTGCGTTCGACGAAAGAGTCCGCAAGTACGGTCTGGCGCAAAAAGAGTACGACCAGTACCAAGGCGAATTTCAAAACCGCTTGGCCAACACCAACATGTACAACCAAGCGCAGTTCAGCACGACCGGTGCGAACGTTCCTGGAGCGATGAGTTACGTTCCGCAAGAAGACGGGAGCATGAAATTCGAGCGCGTTTCGAGGGAAACAGGCACGCAATACGGCACACCGCAGTACACAGACACTGTTCTTGCACCAAGCTACGGCGTCGCGCCGATCACTCTTGCAGGCAAACCCATTCAAGAAAACGCTGATTGGTACCTCGGTCAGCGCGGCATCGGTTACACCGACGCAGATTTGCGCGGCGGTTCTGAGAAGACCTTTGGACCGATCGACGATGCATCTTGGCGCAACCTTCTCAACACAGCTTATCCGCAATATTCTGGAACGATCGAGTCTGCTTATTCACCGCTCGGTCGCAGTGGTTACGGAACAAATGTTGGTCAGATCGACGACGCAGGTTACAACTACTGGTTGAACCAACTCAGCACGGGTGCAGTTTCGCCGCAAGACTTGAATCAGGCAGTTTACAAAGCTGGTGTCAACTGGAACCCCGAGCAAGGTGTCTCATACGACCTGAATGGCGTGCCGCAGAATTTCGATTGGACTTATTACGTCAACCAGAACCCAGACCTGCTCAAAGCAGGGATCGACACCCTCCCTGAAGCGCAAATGCACTACGCTGCTTACGGCATGAACGAAGGTCGTTCGCCGTACGAAGGTTGGACGCCGTACGAAGGTTGGACGCCACCGCAACTTCCTGATGATCCTCCTGCGACTGTCTTGGATCCTGTCTTGGATCCTGTCTTGGATCCTGGTTTTCACGTCGATTTGTTTCAAGAATACGACTTGCAAGGTCGCATGGCAGAAGGCGGCGCTGTGAAAGGTTACCAAGCAGGCGGTCTCGAAGACAGTGGAATTGTAGATCCGGAAACTGGCGTGATCGTTTATCCGGTTCCTGGATCCGGACCGATCACCTCAAGACCGCTTTACGACGATCCGGTTCTCGAAGGCGCGGCTCAAGCCATCGAACGTGCCGAGGTTGCGGCGGCTCCTGCTGCTGTTGCTCCTGCTGTTCCTGTCACTCCTGTGGTGGACGAGCGCACCGCCGCTTTGCAAGCGATGTTAGAGCGGTATGGCCCACAAGACGTTGACTACAGCGGCCAGATCAACACGGCACGCGAACGTCAGGCCAGCGAACAGCGAGCGTTCGAAGAGATGTTGCGCGCACAACTTGATTCTCCGGAAGACGCCGCGTCTTCGAAGGCTGAGATGTACTTCCGCCTCGCTGCGGCTTTCGGTGCACCGACCAAGACCGGTCACTTCACGGAAAACTTGTCGCTGGCTGGCAAAGAGATGGCTGAAACCGCAAAAGGTCAGCGTGAGTCTCGCGCCAAGAAGTTGGGCGTACGCATGGAACTTCAGAAGATGCGCATGGACGCCGCTGGCGCGGAACTGGACACCTTGCGTGCGTTGGAACAAGAAAGTTCTCGCGACCGCCGTGTCATCGTGCAAGAAATGATTCGCGAATACATCGCTTCTGGCAAACCGCAATCCACCGCTGGCAAAACAGCCTTGGACATGGGCTTTAAACCAGGAACACCAGAGTTCAACGCGAAAGTTGAAGAGTTGACGGCTTTGGAAATCAACCGGCAAACCGCCTTGATCAACGCGCAGTTGGCTTCTACAGCCGCAACAACGACGCGTGCAAATCAGATGTCTCCGGCTGAGATCGCTCTCCGAACAACCACCGAAAACAACCTCGCCAACCTCAATCAGGCGAAGCAAGACGTTCAAGAGGCTTACCGTCTGAACCCCAACAGCTACGCTGGTGGTTGGTTGAACCAAGGTCAACGTTGGCTCTACGAGGTTGCTGGTTCCGACGATCCGAAAATCGTCAACACACGCCGCATCGACAACCTGTTGGGCGCGCAGGCTTTGGGGTCGTTGCGTGCAACCTTCGGAGGCAACCCGACAGAAGGCGAACGCGCGATCTTGCTAGAATTGCAAGGCATCGGCTCCAAGTCGTTGGAAGAGCGTCGTCAAATCATGCTGCGTCTCTATGAGGTGCTGGAAGACCGCACTGCGCGAGAAACCAAGCGTTTAGAAGACATTCTCAGCGGCGCATACCGCACCTACACACCGCTCGAAGGAGAATAATGATGGGAGACGTGGCAAATTTCACCCGTGCCTTGCTCGGTCAAGGTCTTGGGATGGGTTGGGGCGACGAAGCCGAAGCGTGGCTTCGTTCGAAAGTCGGCGAAGAGACCTACGAACAGGAACTGGAAAAAATCAATCGTGGATACGGTGAATTCTCTCAACGCAACCCATTCTTAGCACCGCTCACTGAGTTCGCCGGTGGCGTGCTTCCGATGGCAGCTGCCTACGTTGCGACACCGTTCACTGGCGGTGCTGCAGCACCCGCCGCTGCTGCGACCACGGCAAGAACCGCTGGCGCATTGACGCGGTTGGCTCAAAACCCAGTGGTGCGCGGTGCGTTGGTCGGCGGAACAACGGGCGCAATCGCTGGCGCTGGCTCAGAGCAACCAGGAGAGCGTGACCAAGGCGCGGTCGTCGGCGGAACGGTAGGGACGATCTTGGGCGGTGGTGCACCGATCGTGATTCGAGGAACCGGCGCAGGTTACAACTGGTTGCGCGACCGTCTTGCGCCGAGCGAAGAGGTTATCACCCGTAACGCAACAACCCGCGTCAACCGTGCTCTTGAACAGGCTCAGGGAGGCCAAGGCATGACGGCTCAAGAAGCCGCAGACATGGTCGCTGCTGACCGCGCTCGTGGCATCCCTTCGACGGTGGCCAACGCGGATCCTGCTCTGGTCAACTTGGCAGAGGTCGCCGCCCAACGCACAGGAACCGGCGCAACGCGGATTGACACCGTGTTGGGCGAAAACACCGCTGGCTCACGAGATCGCGTTTACCAGCGCGTGCGTTCAGAACTTGGTTCAGGCAACTACTACGACGACGAAATGCGCATGGTGGATGAATTGCGCGGTCGTGCCGGTACGATGTACGATGAAGCCTATGCGTTCGGCGGCGTTTCCGACCCGCGCATCCGCCGCATCCTTGAGTCTCCTCAGTTCCGCAGCTTCTACGATCGTGCACGCGAGATCGCCGACAACGAGCGTTTGGCGGCAGAACTTCGCGGCGAAGACACCAGCCGGTTTGACCTCAGCGACATTTACGTGGCTGACGCGGATGGCAACGTGGTCGTGCAAAGCATTCCGGACGTGCGCACGCTGGATTACATCAAGCGCGGCATCGACGCAACGATCGAACGCGGCTTCGATGGCAAAGGTCTCAGCACCGCTGAAGCAAGTGCTCTGCGTGACCTCCGTCGCCAGTTTGTGAACGTGATTGACGAAGCAACTGTCGATCCGCAAACAGGCGTTTCCGCCTACGCGCAAGCAAGACGAAGCTATGCTGGAGACATGGAGGTTCTCGACGCACTGCGCACCGGTCGAAACGATTTCAACCGCCTTGACCACGAGGAGATCGCTCTGATGGTCAAGGAAATGAGTGACGCTGAAAAAGACGCATTCCGCACGGGTGCGATCCGCAACGTCTACGACAAACTGATGACTCCTTCTGGAAACATCAACGCCGCTCAACGCATCATTGGTTCGCCTGAATATGCCGCCAAGCTGCGACCGCTTTTCGATTCACCGGCTCAGTTCGATCTTTTCCAGTCTGCGATGCAACGCGAGATGCAGCTGTTCCAGCAATCCAACCGCATCCTTAGTGGTTCAGCAACCGCTCGCCGCACGCAGGGTCGCGATGCATTCGAACAAGGTTCGCCGGTCGGCGACGTTGTGGCCGACACGATCACCGGTTCTTTCGGCAACTCACTGACCAACCTTGTTGCGCGCATCGTACGCAGCGCGACGATGACCGACGACATGGCGGATGAAGTTTCTCGCCTGTTGATGTCGAGCGATCCAACCGATGTTGCCGCCGCCGTCAAGTTGTTGGAAGATTATGGCCAAAGAGCAGCGGTCGGTGCGGCTCAACTGAACAGAGCAGAAACCGGCGTGATTATGGGAACGGCAGTTGCTCTGCCTCCGCCTCCGCCGACGGAAGAAGCGCCGGACGTGACCCAAGACGTTCTCGGCTTGAACGCGGCGCGCACTCAAGAAGGTGGCCCAAGCATTCAAGACGACCTAGAAGCCATGCGGGGTCAGTGACCTCGTCTCCTTCGTCGTGAGTTCTCATCGACGTTCAAACCCCGACCTGATTAGGGTCGGGGTTCTTTTCACATGTTGCAGGGAACGTCTTCACCTTTGTAAGGTGGCCATCCGGCTCGGTTTTCGGGTGGCACACCGCGTGCTGCGTCGTCTTCCCAAATTCTCACCATCTCGCAGTAAGCTTTTTCCTGCATGACAGCGTCTTCGTAGTCTGATTGTCCGGCTATGCCCATCAACACGAGGAGGAAGGCAAAGCCGACGAAGTACATGAAATTCGTCTTCATCGGCTTTCTCCGGTTCAGGCTGCTTCGAGCAGACGGTTGGTGACGTTCACCTTGAACGAGGCGCGGTCGGTCAGGTGCGCACGCTCGAATGCACGGCTCTTGTCTCCTTTGCCACCGGCTTCGTGATCGAAGAACTGAGTCACGGCGTTCACCAGACCCCATGCGGTGCCTTTGGAGGAGCGGAAGTCGTTGCCGAGGCTCTCGCTGTCGTACAACTTCATGATACGGCGCAGAACGATGGACGAATCAACCATCTCGTCGCGGGTCATGTCGTCGCCTTCTTTGTTCTTCCACTCAGCCTTCAGTTCGTCAGCGACGATGTCGATCGCAAAGTCGCGGTCAATGTTCAGGTTAGCCAGCTTGTCGATGTTCTGCAGGAAGTTTTCCCATGCGCCTTCGACGATGCCCAACTGACCTTTGACGACGCTGGGATCGAACACCGCTGAGTGCGGCACGCGGATCTGAGCGTTTTGACCTTGAGCGCCGATCGACATGCGCAGAGTGTTGTTGCAAACAACGCGGACGCTGGTCAGGTGCACGGCGGTTGCCATCGAGCCGTCGCAAGAAGAGGCCATCAGGAGGTAGGGCTTGATCTCGTCCTGACCCATGATGCGAGCGGTGTCGCCACACTTGGCGAGTGCCCAGAACTTGCGACCGCCGAACAAGCAACCGGCAGTTTCCATCTGGAACCCTTGGTCAGCGATCAGGTCGCGGAAGAATTCCAACGCCTCACCAGGATGAACGATTTTGTAGTTGTTGGAAACAACGCCGAGCGCACCGCTGTTGTCGGAGCGGTAGAGCACGCGACGGTCGGGGAAAATCACGTCTTGGTTCTGTGCGCCTTTGTAAACCAGCGCGGTGTCGTTGACGTTCCAGTTCATGCCAGCTTCAACACGCCACGTGTCGAGGTCAGCGTCTTCAGTCAGGGCTTGGCCAAGTCCGTGCCAAGGAAGCGAACCAACGTAAGCCATGTTAGCGCGGTTGTTCGTCATGTCGAGTTCGTGTGCCATTTTCATTCTCCAGTTCTGAGTTGGGTTGAGTAGGTCAAGCGACCTGAGTGTATCATGCCTGAACTTTTCAGTTCAGGCAACTACTTTGTGAAACTATTTTCAGACATCCTCCTTCTTGGTGATTTTGTAGACCGCGATCGCACGCATCGCACGACCATTGGTCCAGTCGTGATTGGTGCCGTTGATGATGGTCAGGACGTGACGCTTGGTGAACATCAGGTAGGTGTTGCCGTCAGCCCAGACGCTGTTGAACCGAGCAGGGTGGTGCGTGGTCACGTTGCGGAGCACGTCACGGTGTCCTTTGGGGTACTGGTCAATGAAGTCCTGGATGTGAGCGCGTTCCGCTTTGCAACCAAGGTCAGCAACAGCCTTGAAAATGTCGTTGGTGTAAGCACCACGACCGTTGCGGCGACCGTTGACAGCCATGGTGCGGTGGGCGATTTCGTACTCAACACCGCAAGCCAGCGCAACAGCCTTGACCGAGCAGTCGTTCTTTTCTCCCATCGCGTTGCTTGCTGCAACCAGTTGATTGAATTCGCCTGTGCGGATCGAGGTGTTGATTCGTGCCATTTTCAGTTCTCCAGTTCTTCAGTTCTAGGTCGGTTGAACGCTTCAACCTTAAGTGTATTATGCCTGAGTGTTTCACATCAGGCAAACACTTTTCACAAATATTTTCATATTTTTGTAAGTTGTTGTTTTTCAACGAGAAAACAGAGCCATCCCCTTGTCTATGATGGTGTCTGCGATGTCCTTCTTGCTCATCAGCGTGCGGATCACGACCTCATCGATGGTGCCTTTGGCAGCGATGTTGATGTAGGTGACGTTCTTCTTCTGGCCGATGCGGTGGGCGCGGTCTTCGCTTTGGAGCCTGTCGCGCAAGCTGAAGTTGTTGCTGAAGTAGATCACGTAGGACGCCGCGACGAGCGTGATGCCAGTGCCACCGGCTTGCTGGTTGCCGACGAACACCTGCGCGTCGCCGCGCTCGAATGATTCGATCGCATCCGTGCGGTCGTCCTTGTTCACTCCGCCGTGATACTCAACGCACTGAATTCCGTCCAAGCGCAGACGCTTCACAATGTCTTCGATCTCAACACGGTAGCGTGCCCACACGATCACCTTCTCGCCGCTTTCGACGATCTTGCCGACCCGATCGACGAGCAGATCCAGCTTTGGGTTGTCGCCTTCGATGCGCACAGGGTTTTCAGAAAGTGGGTGGATGTAGTAGCCAGACGTGATCTGCGCCAACTTGGTGACCGCGACCAGCTTGTTGAACGGTGTTTCTTCGTTCTCGAACACAATGCGGCAATCGTCCTCGGCTTTCTTGTAGATCTTGATCTGCTCTGGCGTCATGCTGAAGACCAGCGTCTTGTAGATCTTTTCGGGCAAGTCCAAGCATTCGCTCTTGAGCACACGGAAGCTGTGGGGTGCGATGAGCCGCGACAGCTTTTCGAGGTTGCGGTACTTGGGTCTCCCACCAGCACCACGGGCAACAACCTGAGGCACGCCGCGCGAGTTGGTGCGACGGCGGATGTTCTCAAGCAAGGGATTTCCCTGCTGCAACATCTCGGCGTACTCCGCCTTGAACGCATAGAAGCTGGTCGTCCCTAGTATGTGTTCGTCCAGGAACGAAAACTGACTGAAGGCATCGAACGGTGCGTTGTTGATCGGCGTTCCAGACATGATGCGCCGCCAGTGGCTGTGGTTCTTCAGCTTCATCAAATTCTTGGTGCGCTTGGCGGTGGGGTTCTTGACGCTGTCGCTCTCGTCGCAAACAATCATCAATCGGCGTGCGCACAACCCGAACCGCTCGGCTTCAGCCATGCCTTTGGCGGTTTGCAGTGCTTCCCAGTTCATGGTCAAGATCTTCAGTTCGCCGTTGGCTGGCTCGTAGAGCCTCTCCAATTCTTCCTTTTCAGCTTTGCGCGGCGTCGCCGCCCACGATGCTGCGCGGTAGCGAACCCAGTCGGGCATGTGCTTGGGCAACTCCAGGCGCGTCCAGTTGGTGTGCACACCGTTGGGTGCGAAGACCAACACAGCGTCACAGTCTCCAGACGCCCAAAGGTCGGCAGCGTTGTTGATGACGATCCAAGTCTTGCCCGTGCCCATCTCGGCCAGCAATGCGTATGCACGCGAGCGGCCAAACTTGTTGAGGCATTCTAGTTGGTGCCGGTAGGGCTTGGTTTTGAACTTAGTGTCTGGCGTAATTTTGTCCATGATTCTTTGTCCCGTACTGGTTTGGTTGTGTGCCAAAGTGCAACCGCCATCAACTGATCGACGGTCATGTCGTTGATGGTTTCTGTGTGCTCACCGCCGATCAACATCCAACGTTTGTCGGTCACGATCAGGAAGTAAGCATTGCCCTCAGCCTTCATTTGCCGCATGAACCAGTTCTTCTGGTCTTGCGACACCTTGTGGTTGGAGCCGAACAGCTTGGTTGTTGCGCGCACAGGCTCCTTGGGTGACTTCTGCTCGATCCAGCACTCAACGCCTTCCGTGCAGTAGTTGATGTCCGGCATGCCGTTCACCACGACATTCTCAACGCGGTCGAGCCGGTCACGACCTTGAGGAAGGTTTGCTTTCAACACCTTGTAGTCGTTGCTTTCAGCCATCGAGCCTCCGCCACTTGGTGATGAACGCATAGCGAATGTCGTTGAAAAACTTGGCGCGAATCATCAAGTGCGCACCCGTCGGCACCCGCTCCAACAACTCCCTGCCGAACCGCTCGAAGTCATACCGCCCGATCCGACCGCCAATGGTGCCAGAGTCATCGCGCAACCGCACATCCACGAACTCCAGTGGACCGGTGCCGACCTTGCCTCCGCGCTTCTTGACGTTGACCTCTTCGTTGTAGTTGCGAGCGTTCTTGTAGATCAACTCGCCGAGGAACACCCGCTCTTCGTTGTGGCGGATGTTTTCAAGATCCTTGATCTCGACAACGTCGCTGGCGATGCCGTGCGTTGCCGGATCCTCGTACAAGTGCAGGTAATGGCGGCGGAACGGGAAGATGTCGGCGAAGATGTTCTCAGCCTTTTCGATTTCTTCGCGCTGCTTGTCGGTTAGCGTGCCGGAGTTGCGTGCTTCGATCAGCTTGGCGGCTTTGCTTTCGCCGATGCCTTTCAACGCCGTGAACCCGCCGTAGAGCACGCCGTCCTTGGCCGACCAATTCATTTCTGACTTGTGCAGGTCGAACGAAACGTATTCAATGCCTTCGCGCACCATCTCGCGCAGCAACTCGACCGCGCTGTCTTCGTCCTTGGCGTTGCGCAGGTTGGCAGCAGCAAACTCCAGCGGGTGGTGCGCCTTGAGGTACGCCGTCCAGTAGCTGATAACAGCGTAGCTGAACGTGTGCGCCTTGTTCATCTGCCAAGCACCCATCGCGTTGATGGTTTCCCACGTGGCGCGTGCTTCGGGTTCGCCGATGCCTTGGCTCGCCGCTCCTTCCTTGAACTTGGTCCAGTAGGTGTCGAAGAATTCCTTGCCCATGCGCTTAGACATCGCTTTGCGGATGGTGGAGGTTTCCTTCCAGTCGAACTTGCCGATCTCGCGCACGATGGCGAGCGTCTGCTCTTGGTAGACAGGCAGACCGTAGGTCTCCTTCATGTGCTCTTCCACTAGCGGGTGGATCGGCGTATACGCTTCACCCTTCTTGCGACGAACGTACTTTTCAGTCACGCCACCGCCGAATGGTCCAGGACGCGCCAGAGCCGTCACCGCGTCGATCTCGACGATGGTCTTGAAGTCGATGTCGCGGCTGATCGCTCGCAGGGCGTTGCCTTCGAATTGGAAGATCCCGCAAAGCCGACCGGCGTTGAACACGTCGTAGGTTTTCAAGTCATCGAACGGCAAATTGTACCAGTCAATTCCCAAGCCGCTGTCTTCGAGCACGCCCAGCGTCCGCAGACCGAGCACGTCAATCTTGAGCAACCCCAACTGTTCAGCCGCGCCTTTTTCCATGTGGGCGATGCCGTTTGCATCCACGGTTGCGTAGTTGGTGATCTCTTCGTTACAAACCAACAGCCCTGCTGCGTGCACACCGCTGTGCGAGGCGTGACCTTCCAAGAGCATTGCGGCTTTGGCTTGCGGGTATTGCTTGATGAACTCCTGACCAGGAGTGGTTTCGTTGAACGTGTCTTCCAAGCAGTTGTTGGCGCGTGAGTCGGCGGACGAACGCTCGATCATTGCAACCTTCACCGAACCCGTAGCTTGCGGAGGGATGTTCAACGCTTTGCACACCTGAATGAGTGCTGACTTGGGGCGGAACTGACCGATGGTGCCGATGTGGGCGACGTTGCTTGAGCCGTACTTCTCGGCCATGTATTCGAAGACCATGTGACGCTTGGAGTCAGGGAAGTCCAAGTCGATGTCGGGCAGGTCGGTGCGGCTGACGTCGATGAAGCGTTCGAAATACAGCTTGGGCGGGATCGGGTCGATCTCGGTGATGCGCGTCAGGTAACAAACCAGCGAACCCGCCGCCGAGCCGCGTGATGGGCCAACGAGCATGTGTTGCTTGGCGTAGTGCACCATGTCGGCCACGATCAAGAAGTAAGACTCAAAGTCCTTGGAGCGGATCAAATCCAACTCGTACACCATCCGGTCTTCGTACTCCTGCGTCCACCGGTCTTCCATCTTGCGGAACTTGATTCCTTCACGACACCACTCTTCAAGGTTGCCCTCTGTGCGCACCATGGGTGCTTGCGGCAACTTCAACTCCGCGCATTCAGCGGCAATATCGGCGGCTGCATCTTGGTTTTCAAGCGTTTCCAAGATCCACTGCGGCGTAACCTTCAACCCTGCTCTGGAAGCCAACTCGAAAACAGCGTCGTCCTCTTTGTAAGCATAGGCATTGTCGCCTGTGCTCACGACGCGCAAACCGTGTTGTTCAGCGATGCGCTGCTTGCGCATGTTCAGGATGCGGCTAGACGGGTTCAGGTCGATGACCGCGCCAACTTCCTTCAGGAACTCACCGTCAACTATTTCACCAGCGAACTTCAGGATGTCGTCCGACATGTTTAAAACGTCGTTGCGGTACAGGCGCGGCAATGCGCCGGTTTTGGTAGGAATGGTCTGCTGGTGGCTCTTGCTGGTCGCCCTATACAACTCCCCAAGACCTTGCTGGTTCTTGGCTAGGAACCACATCCTGTGAGGCGTTTCGTCGTCCGAGACAACGCACTCGACGCCGAGCAGCGGTTGGATGCCTGCGTCCTTGCAACTCTTGTACCAAGCCACGTGTCCCCACGTTGAATTGTCAACGATCGCCGCCGCCGTGCAACCAATGTCTTGGAGACGCTGGATGACACGCTTGATCGGCGCAAATGTCTGGCCGAACGAGTATTCAGTCTTTACCCTTAGATGAATCATCAGTCGTTTCCTCCCCGATCAGCAATTCCAAGAATCCGTCCTTTTGAATGCATTCGTGCAATGCCTTCACATCGTCCAGAGCACGGTGCGTTTGCGCCAAGGGGAAACCCATGATCCGCTCGTACAACTCCAACAGCTTGGGACGCTTGCCGAACTGAGAGTGATATTCCTGAACCGTGCAGACAACCTGCTCTGGCCACGGAAAGTCCGTGCACTCAGCACGCTCCAAGTCTAGTTCAAGCATCTTCTTATCGAACGGTGCATTGTGCGCGACCAACACTTGCGTGTCGGTGAAGAATTCCTTCAGCTGCGGCAGGAAGTCTGTGAAGGTCGGCTTGTTTTCCAACATTTCATTGGTGATGCCGGTGATCTTGGTGATCTCCTCGCTGATCTCGATCTCCGGATTGATCATCTGGTTCAACTCGCGCAGGACGCCAGTCTTGTCGACCACCACCGCTCCAAGTTCAATGATGCGCGGTTGCTTTTCCAACGGCGCGGTTTTGGGCAGAGGCAATCCGGTTGTCTCAGTGTCGAATATCGCGACCTTGTTCATTTCAATTCCTCTTGTTTTCAGGTTCACTGATCGATTCGCACGATGAACTTCAGGTCAACGCCAAGAACGAACTTGGTGTCGAATATCACGTAGTTGTACTTGCGCTTACCGGCGATGACGGGGTTGGTGTGCGAGTCGGTGAAAACCTCCTGCGCGACAGGGAACCCGCGTGCGTGGAAGAACTTGCGCCACTCGACCAACTCTTCAGCAGAGCAGTGCATGCCGAGATGGCTAACGGTGTTGCGACCGCGCATCAGCGAGTCAACCCAGTTATCGCCGTTCGTGTAGTCCAGGATCTCAAACTCTTTGCCGCCGAACAGTTCATAGTTGAAGCTTAGATCGGCTTCGTTAGTTCCCTCCTTTCCGAAGACTTTGCCTGTGGCGACGACGTGGTCGTTGTGCCATTCGACCGCACCCATCTCGGCGAGCAACATTTTAGCGCGGACAGGGTCGGCGGGTGCGATGGCGATTTGTTCAATTACGAATTTCATGATTTATGCTCCATAGGGAAGAATGCAACCAGTGAGGTGCTTGTGGTGGTCCTTGTCTTGCAACAAGAAGGCGATGAACTCAGCAACGCGCTCTGGGGGAGTTTCCTCACCGCAAAGCAAACCGTTCAGTTGGTATTGCTGGGCGTACTCTTTGGTCCAGCCGCGAGTTTTGACGACCTGATCGTCAATGGCGTCGCTCATGCCGGTGCCTTTGAGTTTGTTGGGCGCGACACCGAACACGGTGATGCCGTGCTTCTTGGTCAACTCACGCGCCAATTGCAGCGTCATGATGTGCGCCGCGCCTTTGGATGCGTTGTAAGCCAGCGAACAAGTCATCGGCATGTGCGCCGCGTTGCTCACGATGTTTAGGACTGTGCCCTTGCTTTTGATCAGCAGTGGCAGGTACGCTTGGGTCATCTTGAAGATGCCCTTGGCGTTTACGTCCATCACTTCGTCCCACTTCTCTTCGGTGAAGTTTTCCAGCCAATCAATCAGGTTGACGCCTGCGCAGTTGATCAGCACATCCAGCTTGTCGCATGCGATTTCCGGCTTCAAGATGTCTTGGCCGAAGTTGCGGTCGTAGCCGATCACTTCGTGGTTGGCGGCTTCGAGAGCCTTGTAGATGGCTTTGCCGAGACCCTTGGCCGCGCCGGTGACGAGGATTGTGCTCATTGCTTGTTTTCCTTTTCGATCAGTGATTGAACCATGGCTGCGTAAACTGCGCAGTCGTGAATGCTGTCGACGTGGGTGAGGTTGCTGTTGGCGAAGCGTGTCAGCTTAACGATCATCAACTCGAACAGGTGCCACGTGTTGAAGTCCTCTTGCGTCTTCAACTCGACGCCTTCAGGGAACAACGCGACCATCACGTCGCCGACACGCTTGTAGTTGTCGCCATAAACCTTGTTACGCTCGCGGAAGGTCTCGGCCATCTCCGCGAGGATGTCTGCTGCGTTCTTTTTCATCTCATCTTCCTTGGGTTGGTGTAGGCGCACACGTTGTGAATTGACGTGTGGATGCCTTTGATGTTGTGATCGCGGTACATCTGTACCACGTCCTGCCGGTCGTCGTACGCGCAAACCACATCGCTCGGTTCGGCGTCCATCAACTTGAAGAACTTGCGCAGCTGGCGCTGTTTCAGTTCCACCGAGTGAGCATGGTCGTCCGTCGGGCGCATGAGCAGCGCGGCGCAATCGATCTTGTTGCGTTCGAGCCACTCTTGCGTGATGGGCGCGTAAAACTCCGGTCTGGCTGTGAAGACAACGATCTCCGTGCCTTCCGGCAGGTTGCGCAGAAGGTATTGGTTGCCGAAGGCGTCGAACCCTGCCAACAAGTGATACCGGTGGTAACGCTCGAAGGGATGGTCTTTGGACCAGTCGATTTCATTGATGCGCCAGCCGTCATCGCTGATGGTGTTGTCTAGGTCGAAGATGGCGTACACGGTTATTTGCTCCTCTCTGCGATGCGAGCGCGGTTGGCAGAGATTGCTTCACCGTCGGGGATCCAATGACACCACCAATCCTTGGCAATTATGCCGGTGGGCGGCGGCGTGTCGTAACCGACCTTGTAGCCGCGACGCAGCATCTCGCCGCGCAGCTGATAGAAGCGTTGCGTGCAGAACGTGAGCCGCTTGTAAAAGAACTTCACGTGACCCGTGCCGAGCGTATACCGCTCTGGGGCGGTGACCTTGCGGTTGGCGTGGTAGGCTTTTGCAGCCAAAGTGAACACGCGAGGCAACTCTTTCCATTCGGCGAGCAGGTGCTGGCGCGACAACTCTTGCGGTGGGACGCAGTTGATCCGTGTCATGGTTCAACCTCCCTTGCGCATCTTGTCGACGATCTTGAGCAGCTTGCCTTTTTTGAGCAGGTCACCGCCGTATTCACGCTGCGCAAATTCCTCGATCTCAGCGAAGTAGTCGCGTCCCTCTTGGAACAAGAACTTCTCTGCCCATGGGTGCACTTCAAGCACCGCGTCCACCATCGCGTTGACGACCTGCTGGTACTCGCCTTGCGTGCGACCACCGGTGCGGGACTTTGCAAGATCGACGAAGGTGCGCAGATTGAACTTGCACACGATGTTGGTGGAGATGTTTGTTGGGAGCACGCCTCGTGCGTCCTCAACCGCGTGACCCATGTCGAGCAACTTGTTGTAGGTGTGCTTGATGACGGTGAGGCACTGGTTGACAGCTTCCATTGCGACAGGGTCGCTCTTGATCTTGTCGCTGTAAATGTAGTCAAACTCTCCCATGTTCAGCACGCGCATCGTCTGTTGGGCGTAAGACGCCTGACGGGTGCGAACCTGTTGGTGTGTGTACGCTCGGCTCACGCCTTCAACGAGGAAAACGTAGTCCACGAACTCCCAGCTGCTGGGGATGGTGTTGGCCATGTATTCCAACTCGGCCATCTTCTCGGTTGGGGACTTGGCGCGGATCTCGTCGAGCAGTCCAGGCGACATCGTCAGGCGCGTCGCCTTCGTGAACATCAAGAGATTTTCGGCATCTGCCGTGTGGCTTATCAAGGTTACTTTCATCACAATTCTCCATTCTGAGGTTTATGCGAGGGGCGGTCAACCCCTCGCCGTTGGGGTTACATCAATACGAATTCATGACCATCGAATTCAGCTTTGCCTTCCGCTTTGAGTTTCATGCGGAACTTGATGTGGGAGCCGATCGGTAGTCCCAGCGCAACGAACGCTGATCTTACCGACTTGTATTCGGTCTTGCCGTTAACCAGCACACCATTGCGTTGAGAACGAGCAGCCTTCACGTCAGCGTCAGACCAGCTGGCCGCTACTGCCGCGCTGCGTGCTTTGTTCTTGGGCTTGGTTTCAACTTTGGTTTCCATAGGTTTCTCCTGAAGGGATGGGTGTGCGACACGCGCATTCTCCAGCTGTCGGATGCCTGCCGCACGAGTTGAAAACTTCTTGATGCACTTGCCGGTGAGTTGGTTGTACTCGGCAACCATCGCTGAAGTGGTCATTTGGTTGATGTCAATCATAGCAGTTCTCCATTCTCAGTTAGTTAACTCGTGCAAGGGTAATCCACCCATGCTCATACAACTCGCCGACGGTCATGTCACCGCATTCGAGTAGCATTTCAAAGTGTCCGATCGCCTTGTCTTCGCTGTCGTAGAGCGTGAACTCTGTGCGGTCGTCAAGGTCGGTGTAGCAGACGTAAACTTCCATGGCCTCGCTCCTCACAGGGTTGGTTGCTGCACGGAGACCGTGTAGCCCAAGTCTTGGATCTGCGCGATGGCGCGGTCGGTGAAGGTCTTGGTGCCGATCAGGTCGGCCAGCTTGCGCGCAGTGTCGCAAACGGGATACACTGCGCGGTTGCCGAAATTGTTGGTGATGCGGACGATGATGTTCATGATCAATCTCCTCAACCAACAACATTGAAGTGAAAGTGGATGCCGTTCTGAAGGGCGACTTCGCCGACGAACACGGGGAAGAACCGTCCGTCCTCGTTTGTCATGATGAAGTGGCGCATACCCTCGAAACCCTTGTTGGCAACAGCCTTGCGAGCGTTGTCGGCAGTGGCGTAGGTCTTAGGGGCTGTGATGTTGAATTCGCGGTTCATTTCGTTCTCCTCAGTTCTCAGTTCTCCGGTCCCATCGACCGTAACAGTATTATCTAACATAATTTTCTGTCCGGCAACGTTTATTTTGCGTCCTGCAACATTTATTTTGCGTTGGCTCTCATGCGGTCGTAAGTCGTTGTGTTCATCAGCTTTTTCAACACCGCGACGTCGTGGATCACGTCGTCCAGGAGCAGATTTCGCCACGTCCCGAACCGTCCGAGGCTGAAGATGTTGTGCTCGTGGGTGAGGTAGAAGATGAACTGCTTGCGCCATGAGTCGTTGATTTTGGCGATCTTGCCGTAGCGTTGTGACACCTTCTCTATAGGCACGCAATCGCTCTCGCTCAAACCGAACGCCTCGAACAGCGGGTAGTCGTCAGAGGCGTCCACGTACTCCGCAATCAGCAAGTCGCCGGTGATGGAGGCGCGGTACAAACTGGTGTCCAGTCCAGGAAAGTAGACCGACTGAAACACGTCCGCGTTCGGGATGCGCCATCGCCGCACGACGATCGGTTCGTAGTTGAAGGTTGGGGCGGACTCGATGAACTCGCGGCTCAGTTCGTTGGCCATGAACTTGACCATCAGGTTCATTGGAAGCGTACTGATGACGGGTTCTTTGTCGGTCAACACTTCTTCACGCGTCAGCGCGTGGTTCCAATTTATGCGACCGGCGCAACGCTCGATCAGCCGCTCGATGAAGTCCTCCGGCGCAATGAACCGCTCGGACGCTTCAAGATTCCAGATGCTGCGATCAGCCAACCGCCCGATCACCTTGCGCGAGTACCAGTTGGAGAGTTGAATGCTCGGCGCGACCGCCTTGCCGTCCAGCCACAACCCTTTGTGCACTTTCACCTTGCGGAAGTCGATGCCGACCGCGTCCCCAACGGCTGAACTCCTGAACCGAAGAACCGCCTTGTGTTGCGCGGTGTTTTCGGGAGACGCTTCGAAAATGCGCGCCTGTTGGAACATGCATCCAGCGAGCAAACCCGCGATGCCAGCACCATAGATCTTCATGTTATGTTCTCCGTTCTGAGTTCGTTGCAGGTATTATGACGCAGTCCTGCAACAATGGCAACTTATTTTTGACGAGCAAGAAATAGTTTGCCTTTTTGCGCAGGACGCAGGATAATATCAGAGCCGAAAATAACCGTTGCGAAAGTTTGAAGACCACGGCATGATCGCAACCTATGAAATGGAGAACTGAAGAATGCCGAAAGTTTACATAACACAAGTGCCAAACCGGCGCGACCCAGAGACGAACATGTTCGTCCCGACGGTCAACATTGCTCCTGCAGCTGAATGGGGCGAACCAGTCGTCCTCATGCCACCACGGTCATCGTTCTACGCGACAACCGACTTGGTGAAGCAGCTGCGCGAGAAACTAGAGCACTACGACTACGAAGTTGGCGACAGCATCGTGGCCATGGGCGACCCCGCTGTCATCGCTGTGACCTGTGCAATCCTCGGCAAGCTGCATGGGACATTCTTGCTGTTGAAGTGGGACAAGAATGTGGGGCGGTATATTCCGTCGCACGTAAGAGTTTAACTGAAGAAAGGAGAAAGTAGAATGTCTATCACACTAGACGAAATGACCGCCTTGGCTCGTGCCTTGGTGGATGCGGACTCAGCTGTTGAAAACGCTGAAAACGCATTGAAGCACACCAAGGAGATTGCGCGCATCCTGCGTGAAGAAACAATCCCCTCGGCGATGCAGGAACTGGGCATCGAGAAGCTTGAACTCAGCACCGGTCAGAAGATCACCATCGCACAAGAGGTGTACGCTTCTATCCCAGCTGCGAGCAAAGATGAGGCTCATCGTTGGCTGGAGGCGAATGGATTCGGCGGCTTGATCAAGGTCGGCGTCACCACCCAGTACGGCAAGGGCGAACGCGACGAAGCGTTGCAACTGTTCAGCGAACTGCAAGGTCGCGGTCTCAGTGCAAAGTTCGACGAGAGCGTTCACGCTCAGACGTTGAAGGCGTTCCTCAGGGAACAAATTTCCTCCGGCAACAACGTGCCGTTGGAACTGTTTGGTGCGCGTCCTGTCTGGACCGCAAAGATCAAGTAATCCCAACTCTCAAGGAGAATCATCATGGCTACAAAACCCAAAACCGCTGTCGCAGTGAAAGAAGACAACAACCTCCCAATAGCAATGATGGCCGACATGGCCGCAGACGCTGGTATGGGGCTGGAAGGCGCGGACAAAGACTCGTTTGCAATCCCGTTCATCGCAATGCTGCAAGGTCTCTCGCCGCAGCTGGAAACGGTTGACAACGCCAAACCAGGACTGTTCATCAACACCATCACCAACGAGGTGTTCAAGGAAGCGTTGGTCGTGCCTTGCGCCTACCAGCGGCGTTACCTGCGTTGGGCTCCGCGCGACGCTGGCGGCGGCTACAAAGGCGACTTCAGCCCGATCGATGTCGAAACCGGCAAGTTGCTTAACGTGGAACGCGGTGACGATGGACGTCTGCGTATCGAAGGCGACGAACTGAAGGACACGCGCAACCACTTCGTCCTCGTGCGCTCGACGAGCGGCGTTTGGCAACCGGCGTTGTTGTCGCTCAGTTCAACGCAGATCAAGAAGTCGAAGCGTTGGATGAGCCTAATTCAAGGCATCGAGATGCGCAACCCGCAAGGCAAGGCATTCACCCCGCCGTCGTTCAGCCACGTCTACAAGCTGATCGGCGTCAAGGAGGAAAACTCCAAAGGCTCATGGTGGGGCATCAACATCGAGGTTGTCGAGCCGGTCGCCGATCAAGAGTTGTACCTGAAGGCGCGTGAGTTCAGCAAGCAAGTTGCTGCAGGCGAAGTCAAGGTCTCCGAACCTGTGCCTGAAAGCGTGCACGAAGAAGGCGGCGAAGACCGTTTCTAACGCTGCACGAACCTGCAACTAGAGGCGTGCGGCTGTAGCAACGGTCGTGCGCCTTTTTCTTGATCAACGAGGAGTTTATGAATGAACGACACGCACACAGCTGCGGTCGAGTATGCCAAGCGCGGATGGATGGTCTTCCCGCTGCACTCGATCAACGACGACGGCGTGTGCACTTGTGGGAACGCGGCTTGCTCAGACGCGGGCAAACATCCACGTGTGCAACGCGGCTTGAAGGAAGCGTCACGCGACCTCAAGCAAATTGACGACTGGTTCGGCGCAACCGCGCCGCGCTCCAACATCGGCATTGTCACCGGTGAAGTCTCCGGCATCACGGTGCTCGACATCGACGTGGGTGAAGGCAAGTTCGGCGCAGAGTCATGGGCTGAGTTAATCGCCGACCACGGCGAACCCGACACGCTCATCGCTGAGACCGGCTCCGGCGGGATGCACGTGATCTTCCAATACAACTCCGCGCTCAAGACAGCCAGCAACGTTCTCGGCAAAGGCGTCGACAGCCGCAACGACGGAGGCTACATCGTGGCCGCGCCTTCCCGCCACCGCTCGGGAGGAACCTACAAGTGGCTCAACTGGGGAACAGCGTTGGCTGTGCTCCCCGCGCATCTTTCGCGCCGCAAAGAAACACGTGGCCGTCCGAAGAAAGACGACATGTATCGCGGCAAGTATACCATCGAGCAAGTGGCGACGATGTTGGAGGCTGTTCCCGCCGACGACCGCGACCTGTGGCGTTCGATCGGGATCATTCTGGGCAGGGAATTCGACCGCGTGGACGAGGCGTGGCAGGTCTACTCAGACTGGTCCAACAAGTTCAGCGGCAAGAAAGGTCGCAACCACAACGAGATCATGCACGAGGCGTTCTATGAGTTGAGCCAGCAGAACGCCGAAAAGCAACTCACCGTCGGCACCATCGTGAAGGCTGCGCTCGACAACGGTTGGGCTCCAAAGAGCGGTGAGGTGCCGCTCGGCAACTTCATCTACTACGGTCCAGGCAACAACTACATCTACCGCCCCACCAACAGCTTTTGGATTGCAGCAGCGGTGGATTCAGCCGTGTCGACGGTGAACGAGAGTGGCAAGTTGATGAAGGCGTCAGATTGGTTGCGCAAGAACGCGCTGGTCACCTCAATGACGTCCGACCCTTCGATCGAAGACGACTACGTGAAAGGCTACGATTGCCGCGACGGTGAGATCGTGACGAGCGCAGGCGCGGCGTTGTTCAATGCGTACCGCCGCCCGACGATCGAACTTGGCGTGCCCAAGATGGCGAAGCCTTTCCTCGAACACGTCTACCGCATCTTCAACAAGGCAGGCGACGCAGAGCAGTTCTTGGATTACATGGCTCACCGCGTGCAAAAGCCTTGGGAGAAGCCGCGATTCGCGCTGTTGATTGCCGGTGGGCAAGGCGTGGGCAAAGACACGGCAATCGAGTTTTGCTGTCCGGCGATTGGTGCTTGGAACGTCAGCAACATTGACCCTGGAGCCTTCGAGCAATCCTTCAACGAGTACGCCGCCGCAACGCTCGTGCGCATCTCGGAAGCCGCCAACCTGCACGAGATGTCCAAGTGGGCGTTCAACGAACGCACCAAGGTGCTCATCGCCGGTTCGCCCGACACCTGCCAGATCAACCCCAAGTATGGCCAGAAGTTTTCGGTGCGCATGTACTGCGGCGTGATCATCACGACCAACCATCTCGCCAACGGCATCTACATCCCCGAGGACGACCGCCGCTACGACGTGATCGATTGCGCCTCGATGGACGAGATGGGGCTGCGCAAGGAGGACGCGCGACGCCAGTACTTTTCTGAACTGTGGGAGTGGTTCTTCGAAGGCGGTGCGAGCCACGTGGCCGCTTACCTCCACGAACACGACATCAGCAAGTTCAATGCAAGCAACGGTCAACGCAAGACAGATGCGCACAAAACGGTCGTGGCTTCCGGCATGACAGGCGACCAGTGGCTGGACGACATCCTCGAAAGCATGAACAGTCCAAAAGCCGTTCGGTCAGACTGGGTGCTGACCAAGGCGGTTGCCGAAGGCGAAAAGGAAGGCGACGTCAAGCGCAAACTCTCCAACTCCATGAGCCGCTCAGGTTACTCGCTGCATCGCTCGGACAGGAAAGATGGCCGGTGGAAGATCGGCAACAAGATCGTCACTGTTTACGTCAAGACCGGAACACCCGCAGATTATGACCCAACAGAGGAATTGAGCAATGAACCGTTCTAACATGTTCGATCCGTTCGACCCGAACAATCGCGACAAGCGCAAGCGTCGCACCAAGGCGCAAATTTCCGCCGACACAGCCGCATGGAACAACGCCATCGATGAAGCGTTCCGCTCTGCGTTGAACGAACTGAACGATCCAAAATACGCGCAAGGCGATTACCTGCTGGAAGTGGCTGCTCAACATCACGACAATTACTACGCTCTGCGCCGCAACATCACGCCTTCGTTGGAGCGGCTCGGCTACGTCATCCTGCCCAACGACAAGTCCTCCGACAAGCGGTGGAAGGCGTTCGGCAAGAGCCTCACCGTCTACCGGAAAGTCGACGCGCCTGTCCTCGACCGCGACGCGCTGGCCGCTGAGTTGGAGTGGTGAGGGATGGGAAAACCGCTGCCACCTTGGATCAAGATCAACAAGGGCGACCGCCGTCCGACGGAACGGGTGATCGTTTCCTACGAATACAAAGACCTCAACGTTGAAACGTTGGATTGGGTCACGCGGTGGGGTGTCACCGGCGCATGGTGGAACCCTAAGCGCCAACATTGGGTTGCCGATCATGGCAAGCCGATCACGAACGTAACACATTGGATGCCTATGCCTGGAGGGAATGGCGATGACTGATATCGAATGTAAAGCAGAACTAGAGGCACTCCACGCATCGCTGCCCGAGCGTCTGGAGCGCGTGGCCCTGATGGCCGAGATTGCCAACCACCACATCGACGACATGCGGGTCATGCCCGCAGCGGGCGTGGCCGACACACTTTACGAGGCGCTGGACGAGATCAAGCGGCTGGAAACCAAGCTGGCGAAGGCGGTGGGAGAACTGAAAGGACAAGACGATGAATAAAGCAATCAAGCATGGCATTCCTGTTGCCATTGCATTTGTTGTAGGACTTGCACTGGGATCTTGGAGCCACCCTTATGAGCGATGCACGGTTGGCAAAGGTTTCACCAACCCAGAAGACATTGGCGAATGCATTTGGCTGCTCGAAAATCAACTCGCATTGTTGAAACGAGGTGAGTGGCGATGATCCTGCAACTCAATCCTCCAATCCCTCTCGACACGCCCAAGGGCTCCGCTCTCGCTCACCTCGTCATCGACAATGGACCGGAATACAATCTGCTTTGGGTCTGCTTCAATGACGTTGACGGCGAGTGTTGGACTTGGGACAACTCAAAAGTGCGTGGACAGAAAAACATCACCCATGGCAGGCTGACAAATGAATGATGAGCAGCCCGACAAACTCTTTTAATAGTGTTAAAACAGAGATTTTTGGAGAGAAAATTTCGTGGAGTTATCTTCGACGATCGTGGGTTTAACGGGCGGAAACAGAATGAGGATTTTCGACGATGTAATGGCGTAAGTCGTTGTTCGACGAGGGAAAATCGACGAATGCACGGCGGTGGTGCGAGGATGCGTAGCCCGTCAAACTTGATAATACTCCCAAAGATATTAATTTATATAACAAGGAGAATAGAGGGAAAATAGGAATAATAAACGATTAAATATCCAGACGATATTTACCACGTTTATCGGGCTAAAGACTTTCCCTTGCCTTTGTGGTGCAATCAGCACATAATTCAATCAAACACTTCCATGGAGCGTGCCAGATGGCGACCAAGTACACGGACGCAGACAAGCGCAATATTGCAAACAAGGTCTTCAAACTGATGGAGACTGGCATGCCGCTTGGAAAGTCGTGCAAAAAAACTGGTGTCCCGAAAGCAACCGTTCAGGGTTGGATCGCCGCTGACGCGGCCATTGCCGGCCAGTACGCGCTCGCGCGCGAGGCCCTGCTGGAACATTGGGCTGAGGAAGTGGTCACCGTTGCCGACGATGACCCCGCGCAAGTGGTCGATCAAAACGGCATTGCTCGTTATGACTCTGCGGCGGTGCAACATCAACGCTTGCGTGTCGACTCCCGCAAGTGGGTGCTAAGCAAACTGAAGCCGAAAGAGTACGGCGACAAAGTCACGCAGGAACACACCGGTGCAAACGGCGGTCCAATCGCCATGGCGGCTGTCGACTTGAAGAACCTCAGCGACGAAGAGTTGGCTGCGATGAAAACTTTGATGGCGAAGGTAACAAGTTCGTGAACGCTTCCATCGAACCCGCATTGATGCTGAAAATGATCGAGGTGGAAGAAAGTCGCCGCGCCGCTTCAGCGTCTTTGTACGAGTTCGTGCGCCAGTGTTGGCCGACAGTCGAACCAGGAGTGAAGTTCGTCGAGTCATGGCACATTGAAACGATCTGCGAACACCTTGAAGCAATCACAGCCGGTGAGATCCGCAAGCTGCTGATCAACATTCCGCCGCGCCATTCGAAGTCTACGATCGTTTCGGTCATTTGGCCGATGTGGGAGTGGTTGACAGACCCTGCCCAAAAGTACCTGTGCGCATCCTACTCCGGCAACCTGAGCATCCGTGATAACTTGAAGGCAAGACGCTTGGCGCAGTCCCCTTGGTACCAAGAGCGTTGGGGTCACATGTTCAAGTTGTCCGGTGACCAGAACGCCAAGCAACGCTTCGAGAACGACAAGACCGGCTACCGGCTAGCGACATCCGTGGGCGGTACAGCGACTGGTGAAGGCGGATCGAGGTTGATCCTCGACGACCCGCATTCCGCGCAAGAGGCGCAATCGGACGTCATCCGGCAGTCGGCGTTGGAGTGGTTCGACGTTGTTTGGTCCACCCGTCTGAACGACCCCAAAAAAGACGCCATGGTTACGGTCATGCAGCGTCTGCACGAACGCGACATCTCAGGACACATCCTTGAGGACATTGGCGGCTGGGAACACTTGATGATCCCTGCTGAGTGGGACGGCGTGAAGCGCAAGACGTTCCTTGGTCCTTATGACCCGCGCAAAAAGAAAGGCGACCTGATATGCCCTGAACGCTTCGGCGTCAAAGAGATCACCGAACTCAAGCAGCTGCTCGGCACATACGGCACCGCAGGCCAGCTGCAGCAAGACCCGACGCCGTCTGAAGGCGGCATCCTGAAGACCGCACACATTCAGATGTGGCCGCATGAAAAAGCGTTGCCGCACTTCGAATACATCCTGCAGTCCTACGACTGCGCGTTCACCGAAAAGACAACCGGCGACCCGACTGCTTGCACGGTGTGGGCGATGTTCACGCACGAAGGTCAACGCAAGGCGATGCTCATCGACGCATGGGACGAGCATCTGTCGTACCCTGAACTTCGCACTCGCGCGATCAAGGACTGGGGAACTGAGTATGGCGGCACGTCCATCAAGGACGGCGTGCGCCGCGCTCGTAGACCAGACCGCGTGCTCGTTGAAGCCAAGGCGTCAGGCCAATCCTTGCTGCAGGACTTGCGGCTCGCCAAGGTTCCGGCTGTTCCCTACAATCCTGGAATGGCCGACAAGATCAGCCGTGCGCACCAAGCCGCGCCGACGCTCGAACTGGAGTTGATCTGGGTTCCTGAGTCGGCCAAGAACCCTGGACAGCCGGTCAGTTGGGCTGCAGCGTTCTTGAAACAGCTTGCTAAATTCCCTGTTGCAGAGCATGATGACTATGTTGACACGTTCACGCAGGCGATAATTTACCTCAAAAACAGCCAATGGTTCGAGTTGCCGCAGGCTCGCGACATCGACGAACCGCGCAGGCTCAACGAACGGAAGGTGAACCCATATGCAATCTAAGAAACCTGTTTGGGACAAAAAGCGACCAAAGGATCTTGGTGAGCCTAAGCCGCTCGGCAAGAAAGCTAAGAAGAGCGCAATGGCCGTTGCCAAGGAAGCCGGTCGTCCGTACCCGAACCTCGTCGACAACATGCGTGCTGCGAGGAAAAAGAAATGAACCAGCGCGTTGACAAAGACACCCTCCCGCTCGACAAGCCACGTCGCACACCGAGCCACCCAACCAAGTCGCACATCGTGAAGACGCGGGTGGACGGCAAAGAGAAGATCATCCGGTTCGGCGAACAAGGAGCCGAGACCGCAGGCAAGCCCAAGGCAGGCGAGTCTGAACGCATGAAAAACAAACGCGCATCGTTCAAGTCTCGCCACTCCAAGAACATCGCCAAAGGCAAGAGCAGTCCCGCATACTGGGCCAACAAAGTCAAGTGGGCTGACGGCGGCTCTGTGAACCTCGAAGAAATGTATCAGAAGTACGAACGAGGCGGCAAGGCTCGCGGCTCGTTGCTCGAAGGGTTCATGGCTGAGTTGGAGCGTTTGCGTTCGTTGCAGCGCAAGCAGGATTCGCTGGAGTTCCGCCCCGAATACACTGAACGCGGGCAACCCTTGGCACTTAGATACGACCGCGCTCCGACGCGCTCCGATCCGACGCGCTCCGACGCCGATCCGCAGACCGCTGGGGTGCCGACCGAACGTTCGCCGACAGGGATGAACCCGAACTTTGCTTCTGCGTTGGAGAACTTGATTGCTGCGGCATCGGAAGCCGGTCACGATGTGACGATCAACTCAGGTTACCGGTCGCCAGAGCGTCAAGCAGAACTGTTCGCCGACGCTGTTCGAAAGTACGGCAGTGAAGCAGCGGCACGCCGCTGGGTTGCTCCTCCAGGAAAATCAAGACACAACCATGGCATCGCGGCTGACTTGGGTTATGGCAGCGATGAGGCTCGCGATTGGGTTCATGCGAACGCTGAAAAGTATGGCTTGAACTTCCGCATGGATTGGGAGCCATGGCACATCGAACCGCTCAACATGCAACGAGGCGGCGCAGTGAAGGGTTACGAAACTGGCGGATTTAAGGACATTGCACGCTCTGTCCTCGGTCAAGGTCTTGGGTTGGGTTGGGGTGACGAGGGCGAAGCTTGGTTGCGGTCTAAACTTGGCGATGAGCGTTATGAAGACGCGCTCGCTGAAATTCAAGCATCGAACCGCGCCTATGCCGAAAACAACCCGATCGGGTCAATCGTTGGTGAGGTTGCTGGAGGGTTGATCCCGACAACAGCGGCATATCTTGCAACGCCGTTCACGGGTGGCGCAGCAGCACCCGCCGCCGCCGCGACCACGGCTCGCATGGGCATGTTGGCTCCACGGGTTGCAGCGCAGTTGCCGAACTGGATGAGAGGCGCAGCGGTCGGCGCAGGCGAAGGCGCGATTGTAGGAGCAGGGATGGCTGACCAAGGAGAGTCTCGCGCAGAAGGCGCAGCCATGGGAGCCGCGATCGGCGCACCGCTCGGCGCAGCAGCACCAGTTGCGATTGACGCCGTTCAAGGCGCGTTGGACCGCAGAGCGATCCGCACAGCAGCTTCGCAGGTGCCGGACGATTCGGCTTACGAACCTCTGCGCCAGCGGTTGTTCGACCAAGGTGTGATGAACTACGCTGTCTTGCCGCAAGGCAATGTCAACTTGCAACCCGCGATCAGCGCCGAAACGCTGAGGGGTCCAGACGTCCAGACAGTTGAATCATTCTTGGCGCAAATCAAAGGCACTCCTGGCGTCAGCCAAGACGCGCTCGAAGAACTTTCAAGGCGTTACGAAGACCTGCCTCCTAATTCGACTATCAGCAAGGCTGACTTTGAGGCGAGAATCCCGCCTTCGCAGTACAACACGGTTGACCTGAAGAACTTGGCTGGAAACAGCGAGTACGACATGGACCTTTACAGGGAACAAGCAATCGACTGGTTGTATGAACATCCGGACGAGCCTTATCAAAATGTTTTGTACAGCATTGGGCTCGATCCGAACGAGGACAATTTGCACTTGATCGCCGGTCTGAACGAGGGGGCGATCGACCTTGAGGACGTGCCTGAGGAGTTCCTCAATGCCTTCCGAAGAGCCAGTTGGGAAGATGACATTTTCGGCAACCTCAGCAAAACAACCGACAGCGCAAGGAACGAACTTGTCGAAGCCATGGCTCAAGACTTCGCAGAGCAAACCGGAACTTCCGACGCAGGCTACCGCTACTTAGACTCTCAACGCTTGTTGACCGAAAACACCCAAGATGCGCTGGACGACAACTACTTCGAGATTGGCGTGACGCACCCCGACATGGCTGGTAAGAACTACTGGCACTACCCAAATGCCTTGAATCCCGACGACGGCATGATCGGTCACATTCGCGGGACTTACATACCGGCGGACAAAACCAACGCCACCGTTCGTGCGCCTTTGGCCGACAACGTCCACTTTCCTGACGCGTCGATCCCTGTTCGACCGAACAGCGTTGTGATTGAGGAGATCCAGTCCGACGCTCAAAAGGATGCAGCCCAGTCCGGCGCACTGCGCCAAACCCACGGGACGCTTTTCAAGGCTGCAATCAACGACGCTCTGAAGCGCGGAGCAGACACGGTCTACCTCCCCTCGGCGGCGACGATCGCCTTGCCGCGTGGAGGCAATCGCGGAAGGTTCGCGCCGATTTACGATCAACAGATCGTGAAAGAGGGTCTGAGGCCGTTGTCGCAAATTCCTGGTGTCGAGATCAAGCCGGTCGGAGTCAACGGGGCGTTGGCTTACCACGAGATCACTTTCTCGCCCGAGGCGGTGGAAACAATCTTGCGCGGTCGCGGTCAGCGCACTCCAGGTTACGCAAAAGGCGGCGCGGTGATGGCCTACGACCCTACAATCGTGGAGGCGCGCATCGCTTCTATCGGCAAAGGTTACGCAAAAGGCGGCGCGGTCAGAGCCTACGACCCTGCAACCATCGATCAACTAGTCAAAACCGTCCGAGAGGGTGCACATGTCTGATATAAACGAACGCGACGATGAGTCCCTCGAAAAAGGCGAAACTGTCTCTTACGAGGATTCATTCTCAGAAGTTGAAGACACCGATGACGGTGGCGCAGTCCTGCGCATGGAAAACGAAGAAGACGAGAAGCGCAACCTCGCGCATTTCGCCAACATTGTCGAAGAGGTTGACCAAGCCGCGCTGAAGGAAGCGGTCACCGACCTGCTCGACAAGATCGAAAAAGACAAAGAGGCTCGCGAAAAACGCGACAAGCAGTACGAAGAAGGTTTGCGCCGCACCGGTCTCGGCGACGACGCTCCTGGAGGCGCGCAGTTCACCGGCGCGAACAAGGTCGTTCACCCGATGTTGGTCGAGGCGTGTGTGGACTTCTCGGCGCGGTTCATGAAAGAAGTTTTCCCGCCCAATGGTCCAGTCAAGTCGAAGGTCTACGGCGAGCAGGACAAGAAGAAGGTCGAGAAGGCGGAACGCAAGACCGAGTTCATGAACTGGCAAACGACCAAGCAGATGCCGGAGTTCCGCAGTGAACTTGAACAGCTGAGCACGCAGTTGCCGCTCGGCGGTGGGCAGTACATGAAGTTCATGTGGAACCCGCAGCGTCGCCGACCCATGAGTGAGTTTGTTGCGATCGACGACATTTACTTGCCGTTCGCCGCCACGAACTTCTACACCGCCGAGCGCAAGACGCACGTTCAGTACATCACCAAGATGGAATACCAGCGTCGCGTCAAGAGCGAAATGTATGTCGACGTTGACCTCGGCGCTCCTGGAGAGGTTGAGTTCAGCAAGGCGTCCATCGCCAACGACAAGATCGAAGGTCGCAAGGAGTCCAGCTACAACGAAGACGGTCTGCGCACCATCTTCGAAATTTACACGCATCTCGACTTTGGCGATGGTCTTGAGCCTTACATCATCAGCATCGACAAGACCACCGAGTTGCCGTTGGCGCTTTACCGCAACTGGGAACCCGACGACGAACTGCGCAACGAATTGGATTGGATCGTTGAATTCCCGTTCGTTCCTTGGCGCGGAGCGTACCCAATCGGTCTCACCCACATGATCGGCGGTCTGAGCGGCGCGGCCACAGGCGCGTTGCGTGCATTGTTGGACAGCGCACACATCCAGAACGTTCCGACATTGCTGAAGTTGAAGGGTGGTCCAGGCGGACAGACCATCAACCTGCAGCCGACTGAAGTTGTCGAGATGGATGGCGGCGCAATGGTGGACGACGTACGCAAGCTGGCGATGCCGTTGCCGTTCAATGGTCCAAGTCCTGTGTTGTTCCAGTTGCTTGGCTTCCTCGTGGACGCAGGCAAAGGCGTTGTGCAAACGTCGTTCGAAAAACTCAGCGATCAGAACCCCAATGCTCCTGTCGGAACGACGATGGCGTTGATCGAGCAGGGGATGGTGGTTTTCTCCAGCATTCATTCGCGGCTTCACAACGCGATGGAAAAGTGTTTCGGCATTTTACACCGCCTGAACAGCGCGTACCTTACTGAAGAAGACGTCGAGGCGCACAAGTCGGGTTTAGAGATTGACCCGAGCGACTTTGATGGTCCGATGGACGTCATGCCGGTGAGCGACCCCGCGATCTTCAGCGAGACGCAACGTTTCGCGCAAACGCAAGCGATCATGCAACGCGCTCAAGCAATGCCGCAGATGTATGACCCGCGCAAAGTCGAGCAGATGTTCTTGCGCACCCTCAAGGTTCCATACGAAGACGTTCTGAAGCCAGAAGCGGCAAGCGAGGACATGGATCCGGTCAGCGAGAACGTGGCTGCGTCGATGGGCAGACCGCTTTACGTGCTGCCGCGCCAAGACCACATTGCGCACATCATGACACACATGGCGTTCTTGAAGTCGCCGTTGCTGGGTTCCAACCCGCCGATCATGAAGACTTGCATCTACGCTCTCGCGCAACACCTCAAGGATCACGTTTTGAATTACTACCTCGTGGAGGCTCACAACGCCGTGGACAAAGCGCAACGCGAAGAGTTGATCGAGGCGGAAGCCGAAGAGCAGGTTCAGTTGATCATTCAGGTTCAGCAGCTGATCGAAAAGCAGCTTGGGTCGTTCGGTCAGGAACTTGCCCAACTCACGGACTTCGCCGAGCAGTTCAAGCCGCAATCCCCTATGCCGCCCGACAACACCATGCAAGTTGCTCAACTCAACGCGCAGGTTCAAGGTCAGGCTCTACAAGAGCGTGCGCAGTACAATCAGGCACGCGTCCAGCTGGATCAACAAAAGCTGCAAACGCAACAGCAACTGGAAGCCGCCAAGTTGGCTCAACGCCAGCAAGACGCTCAAGAGAAGTTGCAGGCAGAGCAGATGAGACAAATGGCCGAAAACGAACGCACCGCTGCAGACATCGCTGCACGCGAGCGCATGAACACGGCAGACAACGACACCGCGAAGCTGCTCGCCGCAGCAGAATTGGCAACCGGCGAACGAGTCTCGGTGAGCACCGGCAGTGGCATCAACCCCAACCCTTGAATAGGAGAGCACCATGAGCGACAATCCAAACAAAGCCAAAGAAGTCCCGATGAACACCGCTGAGGTTCCTCAGCATCACCGCCTAGCCGCAGGCGAAAAGTGTGACGGCCAGAGCACCCCACCTTCCAAAAATTCTGGACCGAAGACACCGGCATGAATTTTGAAACCACCTTGTTGAACCGCCTCAAGGAAGAGCAGCACAAATTTGCTGTTGACGCCTTGAAGCGGCCACAAGAACGCGACGCTTTTGAGTACGGCTTGCGCGTTGGGGTGTTCGCCGGTTATGAGGCGGCGATCAATGTACTCTTGAAACTTCTTGATGAGGAGAAAAATGGTGACAACGACATCTGAGAACGCTTTGGCAGAGGCGTTTCCGGCGGCAGACGCTGGAGTGCAGCCTTTCGGAAGCCGCGTTCTGGTTCAAATTCGAACGCCGAAGAGCAAAACTTCCGGCGGCATCATCTTGCACAGCGAGTCGCGTGACACTGAAAAGTGGAACACACAAGTTGCCAAGGTGGTCAGCGTTGGACCGCTCGCGTTCAAAAACCGCAACACCATGGAACAGTGGCCTGAAGGCTCTTGGTGCAAAGTCGGCGAATTCGTTCGCGTGCCGAAGTACGGCGGCGACCGATGGGAAGTCCCGCTCAGCAACAAGATGGGCGACAATGAGTCCGCAATGTTCGTAATTTTCAATGACCTTGACATCATCGGGCAGGTAACTGGTGACCCGCTGGCGATCAAGGCGTTCATCTGAAAGGAGATGACAAATGAGTGAAGTTATCAAAGAGCAAGACGAAAAAGACGAAGAAATCGTAATCGTTGAAGACGAGTCTCAACTTGATAATTCAGTTGAAGATGACGAAGATGAAGACGACGGTCAAGACGATGACGAGCGTCTTTCTAGCGACAACGAAGAAAGTGAATACGACGAACGCGAAGCAATCCGCGAACGCCGCCGCAAAGAAAAGCTGGAACGCAAACATCGCCGCGAAGGAGCCATCAAGCGTGACAAACTTGAGTTAGACTTCCTGCGCAACCGCAACGACGACCTTGAGCGCAGGTTGACCGCGCAAGAACAAAGATCGTTCGCGGGAGACCTCAATGCGTTCGATGCAGCAATAGCGCAAGCCTCCAAGGAAGCCCAGATGGCCGACAAGGTCATCGCTAAAGCTGTCGCCGCAGGCAACGGTGAAGACGTCACCCAAGCCATGCGTTATCGCGATCAGGCACTGGCTCGCATCCAACAGCTGAACGCACAAAAGCAAACCGTCCAACAGCGTCCGCCGCAACCCAAGCAGCAGATCGACGAACGCACGATGCATTACGCGCAAGAGTTCATCAAGGAAAACCCTTGGTACGACTCGCAAGGCCGCGATGAGGACTCTTCCATCGTGATTGCCATCGATCAGGCTCTGGCCAAAGACGGCTATGACCCTCGCAGCGAGGATTACTGGACAGAACTGCGCAAACGCGCAGCACGCCGGTTGCCCGAGCGGTTCGGCAAAACACAAACCAAAGAACCGCGCACGCCGCGTGGTGGACCCGCTGTTGGGTCTGGTCGTGAACACGCGCCCACAAGCACGCGCCGAGAAGTTTACATCAGTCCTGAACGCAAACAGGCTCTGATCGACGCAGGCGTTTGGGACGATCCAGTGTTGCGATCCAAATATGTAAAGAGGTACGCAGAGTATGATCGACAGAATAGATCATAAAATGCTTGCCTTTTTCACATAAACAGAATTTAATTCAATCAATCGCTGAAAGGAGCGAGTATCATGACCGACGAACGACTAAAGAAATCCGCTGGTGAGGGTCGCGAAAATCGCGCGATGCAGGATCGTGCATCCACTGAAAATCGCGCAATTTCCGATGATGAGCGGGTAGAAATGTTCCGTCAGCAGTTTCACCAATCCTCTCTACCGGATTTGCCTAAACTTGACGGCTGGCACTTGTGCTGGCTGACGACGACAAACCCGCGTGATTCAATCCAGATGCGCATTCGTTTGGGCTATGAGCCTGTGAAGCCGGAAGATGTTCCTGGCTGGGAATATGCGACGCTCAAGACGGGCGACTGGACTGGTTTCATCGGGGTCAATGAGATGCTTGCCTTCAAGCTGCCCATTTCGCTGTACGAAAAGTACATGCGTGAGGCGCACCATGATGCTCCGTTGCGTGAGGAAGAAAAACTCACCGACACTCAGGACTTCTTGGAACAACAGGCGCGTGCATCTAAGTCTCGTGTGGACATGGGCGACGGCAACAGGGAGTTTGGTGCGGATAGGGAGCCGATCTTTGATCTCTCCTGACGAAACCATTCAACCTTAGGAGCAAACTATGTCTTCGACTAGCGCACCCTTTGGCTTTCGTCCGTCTTACCACAACAGTGGCCAGATGCGCCCGAAAGCCTACACGATCGCTAGCACCTACGCTGCCAACATTTTTCAGGGTGACCCTGTGAAGTTGACGGATGCAGGTGTTATCCAGTTGGGCACCAGTGATGGTACCCGTTCCGGCACCGTGGATGGGATTTCCCTTCTCGGTATTTTTGCTGGTTGTCAGTACAACGATTCCACCGGTCGTCCGGTTGTTTCGCCGTTCTGGCCCACCGGCACAACGGCAAGTGACATCGTTGCATGGGTCTACGACGACCCTGAGACGCTGTTTGACGTTCAGTACAACAATCCTTCTCCAGCCACCACGGTTCAAACCGCTGTTGGCGAAGAGTGTGATTGGACTGTTGCGTCTCCAGGAGGCTCGACCAGCACTGGGCTGAGCACCTGTCTTCTGACGGCTATTCAGGCGACTTCTGGTCAATTCCAGATCACCGGTTTTGGCTACAACGTCAACGACTCCTTGACTGACGCTTACGTGGTTGCGACTGTTCGCATCAACGAGCATCAGTACAAGGCTTCTGTCAACTCGGTGTAAGGAGGGCTTGAACCATGGCTACACCTATGCGTAGTACTGACTTCCGGTCAGTCGTCGAGCCGATCCTGAACGAGGTCTTCGACGGAGTTTACGATCAGCGTGCTGATGAATGGAAGATGGTCTTCCGTGAGCAAAAGGGCATTCCCCGCAACTACCATGAAGAACCCGTCCTGTACGGCTTCGGTGCTGCGCCGGAACTACCTGATGGCATGGCAGTCACCTACCAGTCTGGCGGCGTGCTGTTCATTCAGCGTTACCTCTACAAGGTCTACGGTCTGGCGTTCAGCCTGACCAAGGTTCTGGTGGAGGATGGCGATCACATTCGTATCGGTCAGACCTATGCCAAGCACTTGGCTCAGTCTCTGATCGAAACGAAAGAGACGTTGTCTGCTAACGTGCTGAACCGTGCTTTCAACAGTTCGTATGCGGGTGGTGACGGCGTTTCGCTGATCAACGCATCGCATCCGATTGTGAGCGGCACCTTCAGCAACCAGCTGACCACTCCAGCCAACCTGTCTCAAACTTCCCTTGAGCAGATGTTGATCCAGATCCGCAACGCTGTTGACAACAACGGCAAGCGTATCCGCCTGACGCCCAAGAAGATCGTCGCTGGTCCCAGCAACGTCTTCCAGGCCGAAACGCTGCTCAAGAGCGTGTTGCGTTCGGGAACCGCTGACAACGACATCAACCCTGTGAAATCCATGGGTCTGTTGTCGGAAGGTCAGGCCAACCTGTCGCGTATCACCTCTACCACCGCATGGTGGGTGCAGACTGATGCTCCGGAAGGTCTGAAGCTGCTGATGCGTCGTGCGTTGGAAAAGAGCATGGAAGGTGACTTCGAAACCGACTCCATGCGCTACAAAGCGACCGAGCGTTATACCGTTGGTTGGACTGACCCTCGCGGTCTGTACGGCACACCTGGTATTTAAATTGATTGGGGGAGCCTCGTGCTTCCCCTTTCTAAAATTCCGAGGCTAACTCGGTGTGTTGGACAGTCCTCGGCTGACGTCATGCAGACCAACGCACTTAACTCGCATGAGAGGAAAATGCAATGGCATCGACTACTTTTTCTGGTCCAGTCACTTCGATCAACGGCTTCATCGGCAATGTGACCGGTGACATCACTGGCGGCATCGTTGGCGACATCCAGTCGCTCTCCGGCGCAGGTGCAGTCAACACCACAAACCTGATCACCAACATCACCACCACAGGTGCAAACGCACTGACTCTTGCTGACGGCACAAATGGCCAGATCAAGATCATCACCATGGTTGTTGATGGCGGCGACGGCACCCTCACCCCAACCACTTTTGCCAATGGCACGACGATGACTTTCGGCGACGCAGGCGACACCGTGATGCTGGTTTTCAACAGCACCATCGGTTGGACCATTGTTTCCAACAGCGGCGTTGTCGTGGCTTAATTGAGGGGAGGTCAACATGGCTGATGCAGTCACGTCACAAACGATTCTTGACGGTGAACGACTGTTCATCGCCAAGTTTACCAACATCTCTGACGGCACGGGTGAAGCCGCTGCAACCAAGATCGATGTTTCCGCTCTAAATCCCAGCGAAGCAGGCAACGCCTGCAACGGCGTCAAGATCCACAAGATCTGGGCGCAAACGCAGGGAATGGGCGTGGACATCATCTGGGACGCAACGACAGACGTGTTGTGCGAAACGATCACAGAAGACACGTTCTACCTGATGGACTATTCGTCGTTCGGCGGCTTGCCGAACAATGCTGGCGCAGGTGTGACTGGGGACGTTGCATTCACAACCGTTGGAGCCTCTGCTGGTGACCGTTACACAATAGTCTTGGAGTGCATCAAGACTTATGGCACGACACCTTGAGGGGGCTTGAAATTGGATGTTGCGACCTTATGGAACGTCGTGCTTTCTTTTGTGAGCGCACTCTTGATCTGGGGTTGGAAAGGCCACGTTGAAGAGGTCAAGCGGCTCCAGATCCTTCTCAACCGCACTCGCGAAGAGATGGCCAAAGAGTACGTCACGAAAGAAGAAGTTCACGAAGACATCAATCGGGTGATGAATCGGCTAGAGGTGTTGGACGCAAAGCTAGACCGTCTCATCGAGGGCCACAGAACAAGAGGACAACCAATATGAGCAAGTCGTTCAAATATGTAAAGGAGTTCGAATTTCCTCGCGAAGCTGGTTACACCGGCTCTGCTGGGCAACAGATGGTCAAAGGCTACGCTCGCGGCGGCAAAACTGACGCTGCGCAGGACAAAGCAATGGTGAAGTCCGCCGTGCACAAACACGAAAAGTCGATGCACAAAGGCGAACCGTTGACCAAACTCGCCCATGGCGGCAAGATCAAAGACACCATCCGCAACGAACGCGAAGAGATGGCGCGGATCAAGCAGGAAACCCGCAGCGAACGCAAGGACGCTGGTGAAGAAATGTCGCGCGTGCGCAAAGAGATGCGTTACGACGAGGCAAAGATGAAAAACGACCGCCCGATGCGCAAGCAATACCCTGTTGATCGCAGCGAACCGATAATTCCTATGAAGCACGGCGGCATGAAGCACGGCGGCATGAAGCACGGCGGCATGAAGCACGGCGGCATGACTGAAAAGCCGATGATGATGAAGCACGGCGGCATGAACCCGAAGCAAGAAGCCAAGGTTGGCAAGGTTATGGGTGAATTCAAAGAAGGCAAGCTGCATTCCGGCAGCAAGTCTGGTCCCAAGGTCAACAATCGCAAGCAAGCTGTGGCGATCGCGATGAATGAAGCAAGAAACATGGGCAAAAAGAAGAAATGACTTGTTATTTCTTCAGAAATGTACCATAATTAAGTGTAAACAAAGTGGGCTAGCTGTACCAGCGGCCATATCTGACCATAGATGGAGTTGGAATGGCGTATTCTGGTGAAATAGGCAACACCACATTCAATGCGCTGAAGGTCGTTGATCACGCCTTCAGGCGTTGTCGCCTGCCTGCGCAAGCCATAACTGCAGAAATGCATGATTATGCTGTCGACACGCTCAACACGACATTGGCAGAACTGGCGAGCATCAAAACACCAAGCTGGTGCATCGAGAAAATCATCCTCCCGATGTACGAGAACCAACCGATTGTCACGCTCCCTTTGGGCACGGTCAGCGTTTTGAACCTGAACTACCGCGTTCTACAATTGTTGAGCGGAGCCAACACCACAGCAGGCAACTTGTATCAAGTTTCCTTCACAACCTCGACTGTCGTCGACACGGTTGGAATCAAGTGGTCTGGCACGGCGGTGCCGGTTTATTTCCAAGTCAGCACGGACGGCGCAAGTTTCACCACAGTCGGCTCTTCAAGCGCAACGGCTTCAGCCGGTGAGATCACTTGGACGGACATCAGCGGTGCACTGGCCTATCCTTACTTCAGGATTTACACACAAGACCCGAATGCCGTCTTGAGTTACTCCTCGATCACGCTCGGCAACATGCCGCAAGAGATCCCGCTCGGTCAGCTGAACCGCGACGGTTACGTCAACCAGTCGAACAAGGTCTTTCCTGGACGTCCCAGCAACTACTACTTCCAGCGCGACCTGCCGCAACCAATTGTGCGCATTTGGCCTGCGCCGTTTTATGCTGCTGAGCAAGCACAGTTGATCCTCTGGCGTCATCGGCAGATCATGAGCAACTCCAACCTTCAACAAGACGTGGAAATTCCCGCTCGCTGGTTGGAAGCGATAATCAACACACTCGCGGCACGCGTAGCGGCAGAAACGCCGCAAGTCGATCCGACGACAATGGCTGTCCTGGAGCAAAAATCCGCACTAAGCATGCAGCGCGCATGGGACGGCGACAACGACGGGTCTCCGATTCAGATCAATCCTGGCATTGGAGCGTACACAGCATGAGCAACGCACTTTACTTAGACCCAACAGGTCAAACAACATACGGCATCGGTATTTGCGGTCGTTGCTCGCGCAAAATGTTCTTGTCTGACTTGCAACCCGATCCGAACTATCCAGGACTGATGGTTTGCGAAGCAGACCGCGATCAGTACGATCCTTATCGACTCGCTCCTCGTGCGCCCGACAAGATTGTGTTGCCCTTCAACCGTCCAGACACGCCAATCAACACGCGCCCAGCAGGTTTGATTCAAGAGGCTGGCAATGAGTTCATCATCACAGAAGATGGTGACGGATATTTGGAGATTTGACGCATGTCTGAAGTCCCGAGCAATTTGATCCCAACCCGCGTCACGCAGCTTCCGACTGCGCCGGTTGCGGACGAAAACTCGCTGATGATGATTGTCTATCAGGGCAACAACTATCAGATCCGCGTTGGTGACTTGTTGAACGTCGCTGGCGTGCCGACTTCGCGGCAGGTCATCGCCGGAACCGGTCTCACCGGTGGTGGTCAGCTTACAAGCAACGTTACCTTGAGCGTCGCCAACGGCGGCATCGGAACGACGCAGTTGGCTGCTAGTGGTGTGACTGCAGGAACTTACGGCGATGCGACCAACATACCTGTGTTCATCGTTGACGCGACCGGTCGCGTGACGGCTGCAACGACCGTCCCAGCAAGCGGTGGCGGCGGCGTTCCGACAAGCACGCAAGTCATCGCCGGAACGGGCTTGAACGGCGGCGGCGCACTTACCGGCAACGTCACGCTGAACGCAAACCTTTCTAGCGCAACCCCTCAATCGCTCGATGGGGCTGGATCGGCTGGCGCTTCGACCGACATCGCTCGCGCTGACCACACGCATCCCGCTGTCGACCTTGCTGACCAAAATCAAGTAGACGGCATCTTGCCTGTCGATCAAGGCGGCACGTCACGCAGTCTTGTCCCAGACGAAGGCGCAATCGTTTGGTCTGGTGCTGACGGATTATACATCGGTCCAGCGGGTGTTGCAGGTCAGGTTCTTCTTTCCGGCGGTATTGGCGAGTACACTTGGGCAGACCAAAACAACCTTGACGTTGGACAAGCAGACAACATCAACGGCGGTTCTGCAAATCAACTCCTTTACCAAACCGCAGCTGACACGACAGGTTTTGTTCCTGCTCCAACGGTGAGCAACACCGTTCTTTATTGGAACGGGACAAACGTCGTTTGGGGTTCAGTTCCTGGAACCGGCACCGTGGTCTCTGTTGGTTTGGCTCTTCCTCCCGATTTCACGGTCAGCGGTTCTCCGGTAACCACCAGTGGGACGCTTACAGGTGCTTGGGCAGCGCAAAACCCGAACATTGTTTTTGCTGGACCTGCTAGCGGTGCATCACCTGCGACACCTTCGTTCCGCTCGCTGAGTAGCGCTGACATCCCGACCCTGAACCAAAACACCACCGGCAATGCCGCCACGGCCACCACAGCAACAAACATCGCCGGTGGTGCTGCAGGGTCTGTTCCTTACCAAACTGGTTCTGGCGCAACCTCGTTGCTGCCTGCAGGGACAGGCGTTTTGGTCGGGGGAGCCACACCCTCCTACACCACAACCCCGACCCTGACTGGCACGAACTTCAGTGCGATCCCGAATGCCGCGTTGAGCAACAGTTCTGTCACGATCGGCTCAACCGGCGTCGCGCTGGGTGCAACGGCTTCTTCGCTCGCTGGATTGTCTTCTGTTACACTGACTGGTAACCCTACGCTGGCGTTGCAAGCAACAACCAAACAGTACGTTGACGCGTTGATCGCGAGCGGCATTCACTTCCACACGCCTGTGATGGTCGAAAGTCCTACCAATTTGAATGCGACTTACAACAACGGAACAGCCGGAGTTGGCGCAACGCTCACTAACGCGGGAACGCAAGTTGAGTTAATTATTGATGGCGTCTTCACGTCTCCAGGTGATCGCGTTTTGGTTTATAACCAAACTAATCAAATCGAGAACGGCATTTATGTTGTCACAGTTGTGGGTACAGTTTCTACAAACTGGGTGCTAACACGCGCCAGCGATGCTGACACCTATGTAATTAACGACGCAAACGGCCTGAGCGAAGGTTCCACGGTTTTTGTTCAGCTGGGCGCAACAGGTTCTGGTAACACCTACACCTGCAACACCTCTGGTGTGATCACGTTCGGAACGACTCCGATAACGTTCGTTCAGATCTCTACTGCGCAAATTTACTCTGCCGGCACAGGGTTGACCCTGACCGGAACGGAATTCTCTCTGACAACTCCTGTTTCCGCAACAAATGGTGGAGTTGGTCAGTCTTCTTATACGACCGGCGACATCATTTACGCCACAGGTTCAACAACGCTGAACAAGCTGGGCATCGGCGCGTCAAGCCGCATCATGACTTCCACAGGTTCGGCTCCAATTTGGACTGACCCTGCGAGCGTCACGGTTGGTTCGGCCACGACAGCAACAACCGCAACCAACATCGCTGGCGGTTCAGCCAACAGTATCGCTTACAACACAGGCTCCGGCGCGACAAATTTCATCACGGCTCCAACCGTTTCCAACACCTACCTTGAATGGTCTGGGTCTGCATTCCAGTGGTCTTCGAACCCGCTCGGTACTGTCACGAGCGTCGATGTTTCTGGCGGCACGACCGGTCTGACAACTTCTGGCGGTCCAATCACCAGCAGCGGAACGATCACACTTGCAGGAACGCTCGCGGTCGCCAACGGTGGCACAGGAGCAACAACCACTGCAAACGCACTCACCAACCTTGGCGCTTACCCTGCCAGCAACCCGTCTGGCTACACCACCAACACCGGCACCGTCACCAGCGTGACTGGTGGCTCTTACCTGACCGGCGGAACGATCACGACCAGCGGCACTTTGGCTGTTGACGCAACCAGCGCGAACACAGTTTCCAAAGTTGTGGCACGTGACGCGAGCGGCAATTTTGCAGCAGGACAAATAACGGCCACTAGCTACGTTGGCATGGATGGAGGGACGTTCTGATGAATCAATCGTTGCCTTGTAATGAACTTGAGGGCATAATGTTTCCAACTAACTTAAGAAAGAGGTAACAGCAATGGCACAGACCGGCTACACCCCAATTCAGTTGTACCGCAGCACCACTTCCAGTGCAGTGCCTTCTGCAGCGAACTTGAATCCTGGTGAACTTGCGATCAACATCAACAACGCTGACATGGCCTTGTACGCCGAAAATGCGTCTGGCACTGTGACTCGCATCATGAACAATCCTGCTGGGTTGAAATACCCGACAGCAGATGGATCAAACGGCCAAGTAATCAGCACCGACGGTTCTGGGAACTTGACATTCTCAACACCGTCAGCTGGTGTGACAACCGGCAAGGCCATCGCCATGGCCATGATTTTTGGATTCTAAGGAGCGAAAGAAATGGCCAACCCGAATATCGTCAACGTAACGTCCATCTACGGCGAAACGTCGTATCTCATCCCGAGCACGACCGGCGCTACGACTTGGACTGCACTCACCCCTGCTGCCGGAACCGTTAACAAGGTCAACAACATCGTTGCTTCCAATGTGACCGGTTCTGCTGTTCCTGTCACCGTTTCGGTTAACAGCGCGACCGGCGGCGGTGGCACCGCGTACCGAATCGCTTATCAGATCAGCGTGCCGGCAAACGCCTCGTTGATCATCGTCGACAAGACGACCGCGATCTACGTTGGTGAAGCGCAGTCGGTCGTTGTCACCGTTGGAACTTCGAACGCAATCGAACTGACCTCCAGCTATGAAGCACTGACTTGATAGGGAGGACGACAAAATGTCGATGCGCTATCAAGCTGGTATTTTAACGGCTTCTTATTTTCCGCTGAAAGTTCCAAACTCGCCGACCGCAGCCACGGCTTCGGTTGCTAGCGGAACTTCGGTTTCGGTTGCATTTACCGCTCCGACTGATGTTGGCGGGGGTGCCGTTACCAGCTATTTGGTGGTTTCCTCTGATGGACAAACCGGAACAGGCTCTTCTTCTCCAATAACAGTCAGCGGTCTGATAACTGGAACAGCATACACTTTTGTCGTTTACGCAATCAACGATTTTGGCACTGGCCCCGCCAGCGCTGCAAGCAACAGTGTAACTCCGGTCTCAATCGGTCAGCAGGCTTATACTTCTGTCGGAACCTACAGCTGGGTCGCTCCGGCTGGAGTAACTTCAGTCTCTGTTGTTGCTGTTGGCGGTGGCGCGGGTAACGCCGGAGGCGGCGCTCAAGCTGGTGGTGGTGGTCTTGGATACAAGAACAATTACACGGTTGTGGCCGGAAACTCTTACACCGTGGTTGTCGGTCGCGCTGGTCCTCCAGGTTATTTAGGTGGAACAGATCTGAATAACGGAGGTGACAGTTACTTCATTTCAACAGCAGTTGTTAAAGGTGGTGGCGGCATCGGCTTTTCTGGCAACGCAGGTGGAACTTACGTCGGAGACGGCGGTGGCAATGGTGGTCTCGGAGGTTATGCAGCAGGCGGCGGCGCAGGCGGTTATTCCGGAAATGGCGGCAACGCTGCGCAATCCAGCGGTGTGCTCGGAACAAATGGATCCGGTGGTGGCGGCGGCGGCGCATATTCATGGGCTAGCGGCGCAGATGGCGGTGGTGTGGGCATACTCGGCCAAGGCGCAAGTGGCTCGGCTGGTGATCCAGGCCAACCTGGATCTGGCGGCTCAGGCAAAACCTACGGTGGTGGCGCGGGCAATAATAATCAAACCGGCGGCGTAGGAGCGGTTAGAATTATCTGGCCAGGAACCAGC